TTGACTATAGGGTCCACTCAACAGCACACAGGCATCAAGTACGCACTTACTGCACTGGCCAAGGAAAAAGGTTCTATTGCTAAGGAGCTGGCTGCGGTCGGATTTGAAGCCGGCGAGACCTTTACCCGGCAGGTCCTGGACCTGAAAGACCTGCCGGCAAAAGAGGTGCCAAAGAGCTTCATAAACGGCTTCACCATCGAGACATACTGGGGGCGCTGGTGTCCTACGGCTTCTTGGGAGACGCTCAGAAGTACCTTTTCAGGTTCGAAGGAGTTTATCTCGCAGTTTCAGTCGTCCACCACCGATGATAAGTTGCAACGCATAAAGAAAGACGCAGCGGATATACAGCAAAGGCTGATTGACCAGGGCCTGATCCAGCCGGTGAAGGATGATCACCTGGACCGTTGGTGTGACAGGATAATACAACTCCGCAGCAACACCCCTCGTCTGGATCGGTTTTTCACGGGGTACGAGGCGCACCCGCTGCCTTACACCATTGAGCAAAAAACAGAAATTGAGGAGCTTTTCGATAGCCTGCAGGATGCGATTGAGCTATCCGGCAAAACGAACAAGGCGAAGCAAAAGGTAGAGACAGCGCTTAAACAGGCCGATCCTGATTTACTACAGATTAACGCCAGAGAAAGGTAATCAGCGACAATTGAAAATCCCGCCCGAGGGTTTTCTCGTCAGGGATAGGAGCCCGAAAGGGCAAAGACGCCGCAGGCTGATGGAGTCATGACTCAATGGGAAAATATAATTCATCTCTAACACGAGTCGTCCCAGTATTCGATGCCCTCTTAAAAAAGGATCCGGGGGGGAGGCAGTGGCTGTTACCTCTGCTCAAGTTAGGTTCCAGCTCAAAAGGGAAGCTAAAAGGCCTTTCGGACCATTTGGCGGATAACCATGTCTGCTGGTGGGGGGACAAGGAGCGTCGCCTTCTTCCTCCTTCTTCCCTTCTTAAGTGGCTGGTACAAAATGTCACTGCCCCAGCAAATGATTCCCTTTGGGGATCTCCGGCCACACGCGAAAAGCGAGAGCTTCTCGTGGCGAAAGATCCTGACACGATTGCAGAAGCGCTTATTCTTCTAGAGGGACCTTATAAGAGCGCCTGGTACGTTCTTGAGGGAAGATCGCAGCCAGATGTTTTCCTAGAGGCCAAAGACTTCATTCTGGCCGTCGAGGGGAAACGTACCGAGAGGACAGCAACCACGACTACCACCTGGATGCCTTCCCGCAGTCAAATGCTTAGGCACATGGACGCAGCATGGGAAATAAGCTGCGGGAAAAAGGTTTTCGGACTTATGATCGTCGAAGGGGCTGAACCCGACGCAATGATCCCTAGTGAACATTGGCTTAGAGAATCCTCGAAGGTGGTTATGGCTCAGACGCTGGAAAAGAGCCTACCCCACCGTAACCCATATGAACGCGAGCAGATTGCGCAGGGCAGACATAACTAACCCGGATAGCCGCGGGCTGGAACTGTTCCGGGTGGTCTCCTACGGAGGGAAACCGCAAATCTGGCTGATGGGGCAGAAAATATTGGGATAGTGGTAGGGAAAAGGGTGGTTGGTGAGGCATATTAAGTCGCCAAACTAAAATCCACCATGCCGGGACCACCCCTTCGCCAGGTAATAATTGACTTCGTACTCCTCCAACAAGGCCTCGAAGCGGGACAACCCTTTCCATGAGTGAAAGGCAGAGCCTCTGTCGCTCATCACTCCTTCAGGGCGGCCCCGTACTGCCAGTTCGAAGCTCTCGATCACCGGATCGGCTTGCTCGGTCGGGACCATTGCCCACCCTGCTATGAAACGGGAATGGTCGTCTTCGATGAACAGCACGCACTGTTTCTGCTTGTGGATGAAGAAGTGGTAGAAATCCAGATGATACAATTCACGGGGCCGACCGGCCTCATAACGGCCAACTCGTTCCTTGCGTTTGAGCGTCGGCGCAAGATGTGAGTCGGCTTCGAAGATTGACCCGCTATCGGCGTCGAACCCTGACCCACCTCAATCTCTAACTCACTAATTTTACGATCCTGACACCATGAGATGGGTCAACCTTGGGCGCCGATGCTGGGTCAAAGTTCCACGCCGGTTCACAATCTAGATCAGCGGGGACGCCCCGTTGCAACGTCGACGATCTCGTCTGTCTTTGTATCGTAGATCCAGGCCCCGCCTTCAATGGTGTTCATGTTCAGCCATGACGGCCCTTTCAAAATTTCGCTGCCATGTAATACGAAGCTGTTACCCCGTTCGGGATAAGGAACCGGGCAATGGCCGAAAATTTGTCTCCCAACAGCAGGAGCTGGCTGGGTCTGTTCTTCTTCAAAATCACACCAGAAGATCCCGCCGAAACCATCATGGCCTCCACGACACAAGGGGACTTTGAATAATGAGCCGAATCCATACCGTGGATCTCCTGCAACTAAGTCAGTATTCATAATTAGCAGCTGCTTTGCAAATTCGACATTTATCCAGTTTGCGATTGCCTCCACGCCACTGGCTATAGTTTCTGCTGGCATCAGTTTGGCAACATGCGGGCTAACACCGGCATGGGTGCACAGCCAACCATCGACAGCATAGGCGGCAGCAAATCGACCTCTATTCGCTTGGTACTTGTCTCGAAATGTGAACTCGCTGAAGTTACCGAAACATCGCCAAGGTCGTTCGGGAAGGTATGCAAGGTCATGGTTGCCCCAGATCAGCACCGCAGATGACTCCAACAGAAGATCCAGGCATGTCATTTCCTCCTTCAGGTCAACTTTTTTCCGGTTGTCCACCAAATCACCCAAAGCAATATGCGCCTCTTGGGGGTGATAGTTTAAAAATGCCCGTGCCACGGCCGCATCGCCATGAATATCCCCTATAACTATCGCCATACGTATTCCTATTAGATAACTGCTTACAGATGCATAAATTGGACAGGACTATAGCATATTCTCGTTCGGGGAAATAAAAGGAATTGAAACTCACACAAAAATGTGGTGTGACTGTTTGTGCTGGGGTAAAGTGACGGCAGGAGGGCATTCAGGTGAAAATACAGGTAGCATCCGATATGCATTTTGAGAAGTTCGTGGTAAGCGAAGACTTTGACTGGTTCTATGACCAACTGACCGCCGGCGTGAAAAAGTCTGCGTCGATCCTCTGCATCGCTGGGGACCTGGGAGTGCTTCACATCTCGAGGACCTGGATCGAGCCGCTGAAAGTACTTGCAAGCCGGTTCCGAGCCGTGGTCCTTGTTGCCGGAAACCATGAGTTTTATGGCAACTGCATGTTAGGTGAGGAGAAGAAGCTGGCCAAAGTATACGACCTGCCGGCGAACGTCCATTTTTTGGTTAACAGCTCGGCAATGATCGATGGTGTCCGATTTATAGGGGGGACTCTGTGGACATCGTTCTATGGCCGAGGATCAGCCGTGATGGAGTATGCAGCCGCCCGAATTAACGATTTTCGCCGGATTTCGCATAAGGATGGATCAACGCTCACCCCAGCTCAAACTGTGGATATGCATGAGATATGCAAACGATATATTTTCGGCCAGATCAAGGCAGCCAAGACCAAGACGGAAAAATCGGTCGTGATCTCCCATCATTGTATTTCTCCCTGGAGTGTCCACTATCAATATGCCGGGAATCCGCTGAACGCCGCGTTTTTCACAGACTTAACGGAAGAAATTACATTAAATGGTCCCGATCTATGGCTGCATGGCCATACCCACAACTCATTTGATTACCGGATCGGCTCAACTAGGGTGGTCTGCAACCCCTTTGGGTACCTGAGCCATGAGGAAAATCCGGATTTCGATTACCGTTTGAAAATCAAGGTCTGAACAGAGGGCGTATGGCGTTGATCGATCTGAAACACATTTGGAAGGCACGGATCACCAATTTGTCACCTTCCCAGCGGCGTCTTTTGAACGCCATTGCCCGGGAACCGACGGCCCATTTGTATTCGAAGGATTACATGGCCCGCTACCAGCTCACCTCAGGAGGGATTGCGAGTGGACTTCGCACCTTGAAAAAGCGCGCCCTGGTAGGACACGAAGACAGAGAATGGCGGGTGCAGCCACCTGAAATGCGGAAGTGGCTCGAGGTGCTGCACGATCGGGGGCCAACTCCAGCGGAAAACTATCGGTGGTGGGATACTGGTAAACTGTCCTTTGTCTTCAACCAGTCGCCGCTTCTCGAAGTCGAACTCGATCTCAGTCCTAGCATGAAACACCATACTCTCGCCCTGGATCTGGAGGGGACGTTAATCAGCAACGCCGTGAGCGCCTTCCCCCGCCCGGGCCTTTTGGATTTTTTGTCTTTCTGTAGGGAGACCTTCGACCGTGTGGTAATTTTCACATCTGTGCCTGAAACCGCGGCGAGAAGGATAATGGGTATCCTCGCGGTAGAGGGAAGCGCGCCAGCATGGTTTGCCGATCTGGAACTCTTTGTCTGCGAGCGCCATATGCAGAAAGATCTGGAGCGAATAGGGCCACCTGGTGATGTATGGCTAGTTGATGACCAAGAGGCCTACATACTGCCTGGGCAGCGAAACCAATGGATATCTATCCATGAGTTCATGCCCCCATTCACTCAAATGGACGAAGAACTGACACACGTTGAAGTTCAGATCCTTAAGAAACTGTCCCAATCCAACGAGAGAGGTCATTGAATGTCAGCCGGCTGTTCGGAAAAAGATATGGACGGGCCAGAAGCGCGCGGAGCGTTAACCAAAATGGTCATCCGGCTGTTTGCACATTGGGGTCTGTCGGAATCCGACCAACTAGAACTCCTTGGCCTTAGCACCAAGAGCCGCAATCTCCTTTCGAGGTATGCCAAAGGGGAGGCATTGCCGCAAACACGTGAATCTCTTGACCGGATTTGCTGGTTACTTTCGATACACAAGGCGCTACGGCTACTCTACCCTCAAAACCCAGAAATCCGATATTCCTGGGTCAACCGACGCAATACGCCTTCCACAACCTTACTCCGTTGATGGTCATGAAGGAACAGGGGATTACAGGTATGGCCAGAGTGGCACATTATCTCGATTGCCACCTTGGGGGCCTTTGAGTTTTGTTCTTGGGGCGGCAGGGTTATTCTTCGTCTTGTATCAGCTTGTACTAGCATATCGTTTACCTCCAAAACAGTATGCATATAAATGGGCAACACCCTTTTAGGAGACACCCTTTAAAGTATCCAGATCACTAGGGGGCCACCTGAAGCCACGACCACAGAAAAGCACCGCACGGGTTAACTTTAAAATCGCAAGTTATTGAAATTGCCTGTGACCATGGTGATCTGGAATGCAACCAGGCAGCAAGCTGGCAGTGTGCCGCCCTTTATCTGTATGCATCGAATATTAGATTTGTCTCTGTGTCATACACCCACATACCTTCATCAGAAGCGTTCAAGTTAATCCACGTTGTCCCTTGATCAGGGTAAGGCACAGGAGTATGCCCAAAGATTTGGTTCCCAACAGAAGGGTCCGGATCAACCATCTCACCGAGGTAGTCATACCAAAAAATACCCCCGAAAGGTTCTCCCCCCCCTCGGCATATGGGGACTTGGAACAACGGGCCAACTCCAAAACGCCTATATCTAGAAGTCTGGTGCTGTTGTATTTTCAATTCCAGACCGAATTCTTTGTTTAGCCAATCTGCAATCGACTCTGTGCCGGAGGTTTTTACTTCAGGTGGGATAAGTTCCGCCACGCGAGGTGAAACACCTGCGTGGGTGCAAAGCCAGCCATTCGCCGCATGAGCTGCCACAAAGCGATTTAGGTTCGCCAAGTACCGATCCCGGAAAACTTCCTTAGCGTAAAGCGCCCCATTTTCGTTGTAAAGGTCATCGAGAAATTGGCTCTGGGCAGAATACCATGATGCTTGATCACGAGAGAGTTCGGCATGTTCGCTGGAGATTCTCCATGGCTCTTCCGGTAGGTAGGCTAGATCGTGGTTACCCCAGATCAGAATTGCATCGGATTCGAGTAGCAGCTCTAGGCACGCCAGCTCACCCTCAAAGGTTGCCCTTTTCCTGGAGTCGATAAGATCCCCCAACACGACATGCTCTATTGCCGGTTCAAGATCAAGGAAAGCTCTTGCCTTAGTTAAGTCTCCGTGAATATCTCCAATTACTATAGCCATTATCCTCACCGCCCGGGTTAACGTGTTAGTTTTTGTTAAACCTCGATTCTGGCGTGTTTGTAGATATATTCTGGGTCCAGATCGACTCCGCATTCCCATTCGATTGTGTCAAATGCGACTCGGACTCCCCTAAAAGCCCCATACTCCTTAATCCTTTGAAAAACACCAAAATTAAGGATCGGTTTCATGTCTAGGAAACCCCTCTCGCCATTTTCAAAGACAATGGCGAGGATATAGTCATCGAGTGGGGTAACTTCTTTAACTGAAAAATACACGGTCTTGCCTCTCTGTTGAGCCTCGCCGCCTCTGAACCTCCAGCCAGGTTGTATCCGAATGTATCGTATTTGGCATCATTGTGGTTGCAAAAACCGTAGACTGCTATAAAAAACACTTCCGGTTGGAGGGGAGGTCTCGGCATCGGGATTAGATTGACATTAATATTGACATTTTCACCACCACAATGCCTCCATTTGACGTAAAAAGATCTCATATACAGGTACTTAACTTTTATAAAATTGACGTTAACATTGCCGCCATGACTATGACACCTTTCACAGGACCCCGATGATGCCTGCCGGCGACGACGTCCAGGAAGACCTTGCCCGGGATGTCCTTGCTCGCTCTGCGAAATTGAGTGGGATGCTCGCGCCGAAGTCGCAGATCGGCGTCATCAAGCTGATCCGCCTGATCAGCAGCTACTACTCCAATCGGATCGAGGCCGAAACACTAACCCTGCGGAGATCGAGTGGGGCGATGCCTTCCCACTACTCGGCCGATCCAGCAAAACGTAACCTACAGAAGGAATGCCTTGCCATATCCACTGTCAGAAAGAGATAGACTATCGCCTGGCAAGGCGCCCGACCTTGCCCCTTCGACGCCTGAGTTCCTGGCGTGGATCCACGGTCTGTTCTACGAGCAACTTCCAGAGGAGCTGCTCGGGGTCGAAAACCCAGATACCGGTGAGCGTATACAGAGGTGGTGGGTGGCCAGTTCAGAGAGCGCGATGTAGCTGTAGGTCGTCATCAACCGCCGGAGCACCAGGTTCCTCGCGGACTTCCTCTGCAACTTCCACCACCACTACCGGAGGGGGGTATTCCATGGTGTGAAGCCGCTGATTGCCTTCGCTGCCGCGCATCACCGCCTGATGTGGATCCACCCCTTTCTCGACGGCAACGGCAGGGTGGCGCGCCTCTACACCGATACCTGCTTCCGCACCTTGCCTGTCGAAGGGCGTACTCGCGCGAAGCCGCGATCAATATATGCAGTACCTCGATGAGGCGGACTCACACAGACAGAGTGACCTGGATGGCAGTGGGAATCTGTCGAACCGGGCGCTGGTGCGCTTCTGCGACTTCTTTCTGAAGACCTGCCTCGACCAGATCGACTACATGACGGATATGCTGAGGCTGCAGGATTTCCTCGACCGGATCGAGGGATATGTTCATGCGAGGCACGGCAAACGGCTCAACCACCGTCCGGATATGAGCCGGGGATGAAACTGGACGCTGTCAAAATGCTTCAGGAAGGTCTGCTGAGGGGGGAAATGGGGCGTGGTGACGTTGCTGCAGCGGCAACGACTCCCAGGATGGGGAGAGAGGTACTCGCCCAACTGGCTGCCGAGGGGATCTTGGTATCAAGCATGCCGAAAAGCCCTGTCCGGCTGGCGTTCCCGACACACCTGGCCAGCCATCTCTTCTCGGAGTTGTACCCGATGGGAGCGAGAAAGATTCACCAGAAACAGCCCTGCTCATCACCGGATTTTATGCTGCCATGATGGTTTTTAAATCCGTGAACTGTCTTCCCATTCTCGCCCCTACAATTGCCCATCCCTATCTAAAAACCACCTCTGTTCCTCGGCTAACAGTTTTGACATCGCTACCCTCACCCATTCACTTTTTGACACCCCAAGGGCTGCACAATGGTTCTCGATCGAAAGCCAAAAATTCTCCTTTAACCGCATGTGGAAAGGTTTGTCAACGTCCGCTCTTCCGTCAAATAGCAGCGGCTCCTCGGTGACAGTAATTGGCCAAACAACTCTGTGAACAAGTGAGTAAACCTCCTGAGGAGCAGGCGGAAATGTGGATTGCGCTGTGATGACCGACTCTCCTGCTAAACAAGAGGAGACGCCGGCAGGACACATGGCTGGACATGTACCGCAGACAGGAACTCCGGGTGCTTTACTTTTCAGAGTTTCAGCATTTAGTGCGGGCTTGGTCAATCTTCTTTGCATACGGCCCCCCAGACATTCTATGAGACTATTATGGCACCTAATAGCCCCTCATCTATACCATAGCAGACATTAGATGTCCAACATTTGGCTATAAGAGGCCGTTCAAAGGGGTTACTTAAAGTTAAAAATCTGATGATACTCTCCACATTTGCTGGAGGGAGTATATGCAAACCAAGGACCTGCTCGGTGCGAGAATTCGGGAAATTCGGAAGTTGAGGCAGCTATCACAGGAAAAGATGGCAGAAAAGGTCGGAGTGGAACCAAAACAAATAAGCCGCATCGAAGGCGGTAAGAGTTACCCCTCCATGGACACCCTGGAATCTATTGCTGTAGCTCTTAATGTAGAGATGAAAGACCTTCTCGATTTTCATCACCTGACACCCAAAGAAAATTTAGCAGAAGAAGCCCTCCGAATCTTTGGACTTATGGATGATCATACGAAACGGGTATCTATCAGAATTTTACGTGCTCTCCAAATATGACAAGCCATGCGCAGCTTAACCATGCCTTGATTGCTTTAAGTTCGTCAGAGCGTAGCGGGTGAGTTGTCGATAAACCCTTTTTCAGTCGGGCAACGTGTAGCACCCGGCTTTCAGTATCCACCTAGGACAGCTTAAGGCCGCACGCTTCCGATACGCGTAGGCCATGACGATACATCAGGAGCAAAAGGCAACGGTCGCGGGCTGCGTTCCGGCTGCCTCGCTGTAATGAGCTTGTCTACCTCGATGGCAACAAGGTGTTTGCGCTCTTCCATCGGTTTGTCTCATGTTGGGGGTGGTGCGATTAGGCTAAGGCCGCGTTTTGCATATATGCCACCGCCGATATAAAATGAACCCATTTTCCACTCCACGGGGACCCACCCTGAAGTTGCAGAATATTAAAAAATGGGTCCATGACAGAGGAGTTAGCCAGTGCTGGAGTGTCACCCAGGCGGAGTCTTCTTCAGAGTGAGATGAAGAAGTCGGGTTTTCTCCTAAACCCTCGGTTTGTGGGCAACCGCGGTTATTTCGCGGCTGTTCACAAACTGAGGAGGCCGTCGAAAAAACTTGAAAGAGCGAAAAAGGTAATATGTGTAAATACCAATTAAAGCATGTAACTAGCTGAAAGTACGACAGATAATGTCAAGGCAGTTGCGACGTCGCAACTTTCATTTCAATTCGCCACAACGATTCGTTGATACGACTTCCACCAGGCAACAAGAGTCTCGCCCAACGATCAGGTGGGTTCATTTATCGGTGGTGGGTGGGTTCAAACTTCATCGGCGGTGACATGCATATAGCACGTCTTTTGAATTATTTTATCTCATGTCTATATTTGGGGCTCCCTCAGCGAGGCTTCGCCTCTTGGCTTTGCAAAAGAAGGGGGTCACCCAAACGCTGAAGTAAGTGTTGCTTTCAGGCAGGCGCTTCCACCGAAGTGAACGCACCTGCAATCCACCCTCCTCGCACCCCCCTGCCCCACCTCGATGGACTCTCTTACTGATTCTCCCCCCCTCCCTACTTGCGGAACGGTGCATCATGGGACGGTTACCCGTTCGCGATGCAGCAGACACATTGCTGACGACAGGGGGCGCAGCCCCAGCAGAATCCTCCAGAAGTCGGCGAACTCTTGACGCCTTCCCAGGCAGGGAAAGCGCAGGCGCAGGTGGAACGAGTGGGTGAGGAAGCAGTCGCGGAAGCGCCGCCACCAGCGCTTGATGGTCTTGCGAGATGCCCTGCAGCCGTTGGAGGCGTGGGTGCGGCTGATGGAGGTGCCCGCCAGGAGGAGCAGAAAGATGACCTGCCGCACTTCCCACAAGTACCAACTGCGCGGCGGGATGCACTCCGGCAATACCGAGCAGGTACAACGGCACTCCGGGCAATAGAAGCGAGGAATCTGGATGTCCAGGCAGGTCTGGCCAAGGTCCTGGCGATCCGCCTTCCTGGTGTAGCAACCGTGGCACCAGACTCTGCCATGGCCGCAGGGACACTTCTGGGGCCGGTACGACTCGGGGTCCATCCGCAGACTCTTGAGGTGTTGGGCAAGAGAGAGAATACCTGGCAGGATGAGGGTCATGCATGTCTCCTTCAGCGTCGTGATCGGCCAAAACCGTTCCGCGATACTAAAGGATAACGTGGCTCATTACAGGGGTAATCGTTCCGTGCTGTTCCGGGGACCGTTCCGACAGTCACCCTGACGGAACTCGGGACAAACCGCCTTGGTCTTCATGGCTGAGGGAAGGACGTAACATCTGCCCAGTCGAGCCAATCTTCAGATGCATTCATTTGTCCATCAGCAATCACTTCTCGGATAGCTGAAATAGCAGATTCTAATCGACGATTGTGCCTGGCTCTGCTACTTCGAAGGAAAACTACTTCCTGTCGATAAAGCTCGAACCAACCAAAAAGAGCACAGAGCCGATATACAGTGCTTTCGAGTTTGTAACGCTGGTAATAGGAGTCGCTTGCCCAGGTAACCTCCATACGATTGGGAATCTTCTCCAATAAAGATGAAGATAAATACTCAGCGCCATATCCGTCACAGACTTCTTTTAGACGAATGCTCAACTCATCTGCAGCAAGTAACAGTGGATCCCTATACTTCTGAAAGAGGGCCTCAAGTATACGGCGTGATTTCCACAGTTCGAATGACCGGGCGAAAAAGTGCTCTTTGAGCGCTAGTCCAACCAGAGTGCCCACCGCAGTGATCAAGGATCCCAGCACAGTGAGACCGAGAAGATCCTTTGCCGATAGTGCAACCAATTGAGAAAGCATCTAACTGACTCCTATTGGATTTTGGGTGCCGAGCCGCCAACGGGTTGGCCGGTAAGCGGGTCTACCGCTCCACGGGCTTGTTAGAGGCTTTTTGCAGTCCATCCATATCCAATTGATTTGAATGTAGGAAGCATTTCCGTCAAAAGAAATTTTTTCTCAATAAGTCTACTTACTGCCGTCGCATAGCGCTTCTTGTAGAAATAAGTTCGGGCTGAAGATTGAAATTTGGCTTCATACTGCGCAAGATAACCATTAAGTTCCACAATTAATTCGCATAGGTCGGCTAGGACGGGGCGGTCATTTTCTGACACAGGATCTCCGTTAACAGGTATCTGTGCCAGTCCGGCTGATGGGGCAGAATATGAAAAATAGTAGCCAAAATTTTTGTTTGAAGGCGAAAAGTCAGCCTTTTCTTTAAAACGATCCTCTAACTCCGAGTGAACAAATCTGATCATATCGAATAGCTCAGCCTTGATCATTTCTTCCTTAAATTGCCTTGCCTGCAGTTCAGCTGTCTCTCTCGCCTGCTTGATCTCTTTCTGTGTAGCTTCACGCATGGCTTCGAGTCCGGCTTTAGAGTTCTGTAGTTCTTCGTGAGCTAACTCCAGTTGCCTGGCTTGTAGGGCCACAGTAAACACGAGCGCGAGTAGGGAAAGAAAACTTAGGATCGGGCTCAGCGTTCCACCTAGGAAGTCTCCGAACTGACCCCACACGCCTTGATCTAGGCTGAATCCTGAATGAAATTGCGTGATATATGCGAAAAATGTACTGGCGGTTAGCACAGAGGCGATCACGAGTATCCGCGAAAGAACTATCAACAGTTGCTTACTTTGAAGCGAGTCAAGTTTTTCGGCCAAATTCTTGTGCACTATGCTGTCCTTTTTGTGTCTCTAACGCTCGCCTGACCGGCTTGACCGGTCCAGGCGATTTGTTGGGAATCCATGGGCTTTCACCCTTCACCAATCAGACTTTCTTGGCACAATCAGGCTTAGATACCGCTGCTTCGATCACTTACGCAAACTTGATCACCTTACGACCACTTACACCGGCTTCCGTACTCTTCGCTAACTTCTTGGTAAGCGGTGTGATGCCTGTATTGTGAGCCTCATGGCTTTGCTCAGGACCGTGGCTGTCCCAATTGCACGATTGCATGCCTGACCCCGAGACTTTCCTCATGTATAGTTTGAACTCATGCAACATTGGATTTTTCAATCAGTGACTTTCTTCGAACTTCATTGATGTGATTCGCGAATATTTCTATTGCAGGAAATGAACTTTCACCGCCAGCAGCAGCACGGAAATGCTTTAATGCTGCATGTCCTTTTTCAACTGAGAACAGATAGGAGAATTCCTTTTCAATTATTACTCTATCCACAACACTGTATTGCCATGCAACCAGGATAGATTCAAGCATGTTCAGGTAAGACGTTACGCACCATCTGAGTTTTGAAGCTTGCTCGGTGCTAATAATTATGCTGCCGTTAACGTGCTGTGTATCATCAATATTTAAACCTAGGAAATGTTTAGTGTCTGACACGAATTTAGCAGGTATAGTTACAGGTTCGCTATTGTATAGATTTCTACATTGCTCTTCGGATAAGCTTTCCACTACTTTTCTAGCAAATGCGCTATCTGCGCCTAAGCGCTTAGTCCACTCTATCAATAATTCTACCGACTTCTCCCGTCGCGATCTTTCATGGTCGGCTTTTATCTGTTTGAATATGAAGTAGGCTTGAGCGAGAACTCCAATAATGGCAGTGGACCCAACAATTGTTGCAATATCAGCCCAGTCTTTTAATTGCATTTTCTCTCCTTTTTTCTAATCTGAAATGAAGTCATAGTCTGCCATTCCTTTTTGGACCAACGGGTCAGCGGGTGACCGGGCTCACCGGTCCTCCTGCTTGGTTGGAAATCGCACTTCCCGTTTCGCTTTTGTCTCGTGTCAGGGGCTGACCCCTCTGAATTCCTCTGAATTCTTTCGATTTTATTAGCAATCCGACGTACCGTAGCCGATCATGTTAGTCGACGACGAATTCCGAGCAACGCCCCATTTCGTCGTGGAACACCTCGTATCTGTATAGACCGCCGAGTCCTCGGACGGACAGCCGATCGAGGAATTCCATTTCCGCAAGAAGCAGAGACCGGTAGGTGGGATGAAGATGAAGAGGGCCGACACCGTTGTACTGCTTCCAATATGTCTCCGCTTCCACTGTGATCGTTTCTTCTTGGTGTTGGATTTCGCTGTCTCGTGAATGCGTGGTATATCTCACTACAAACGATTGCGGCTGAACTTGCAGCTCGTCGCCACACAAGCGCGGTGCGATAACCAGCCGCCCAAAAGCGTGATAATACCCCGCGCCCATTCTATTGAGCACGTCAAAAATAGTTTGAGCCATGGCAAGATCATATGCCATGGCTCAACACTTTTGTCCATCAGTTAATCCGCCATCCAGCCGTTCAATCACCGCATCTCACAGCAGCATTCCACCAGCGCTCGCTATCAACCTAATCAATAATCTTCATCCAGGCCCAAGTCCTGACATCGCCCGTGGTTGAGTGCGCGGCGTTACAACCCTGTGCAATCACCATTTCAAAGTAATCCCCAGGCGCAACAACAAGCACGGGCGACGTAGCATTAACCGACTTGGCCATGATTCCGGACGATTCCTGTTCGCCCGACTGTATCGGCATCCCGGCATATGCCTCCGCCGAACCATTCTTGTGGAAGGTGACAGCGAAGGTTTCGTTCTCGGTCATGGAAAAGCTAAACTGGCCGATCAACTGTATCCTTGTTATGCCCCCAGGCACGACAAGGCGTGTATTGTTTGCATCGCTATGGATGCCATCAGTATCATAGGCCTTGTTCGCATCCAGGAATTGCACTTTGGTCCAGGCGTAGGGTTGCAGGGTCATATTGCCGACATGGTGCACCAGGCAGCCCCGTGATACCAGGTTGGGGTTCTGGAACTGGTAATTGACCCCATCGTAGACCATCTCGCAGATCTGCCCTGCCGCGATATGCCCGCCACAGAGCACCTTTCCGTTATTCTGCTTGATAGCAACAGCCCCCAAACCGTTGATGTTCAGCGTGGCGGGTCCCGTGTTGGCAAACAGTGCCTTGAACAAAATTTTCAACCCGGCGACATGAGCGGCGAACGGTGCCGGCAAAGTGATGACGTGGGCATTAGCAATTCCCGTGTCCACGGCATAAACAGTGGACCTATAAGCCGCCGTGAGTAGCTGGTAGCTCTCCCCGTCATAGACGATTTCACAGATAGCCCCCGCCAAGATATGAGCGCTGGCAAGCGCAGCGCCATCGGGCTGTTTAATAGCTACCGCAGCCAGGTCGTCGATCTCTATAGTGGAAGCACCAGTATTGGAGGCAGAAGCCTTGAAAAGTATAGGCATGCCGGGAACGTGTGCTGTCAACGCCGGGGCCAGAGTGATGACATAGGCGTTAGCTATGCCAGTGTCCACTGCATAGTTACTGGGGAAACCGCCGTCTTCATCACCTCCGTCGTGGCGGTGATTCTGTAAACCATTCATAAAATCCGCAGTTACTTGAGTGCCTTCGATGCCCAAATCCACGTTACCCGGATCAAATACAGTCTTCATCATCCCTCCCATATTTATCTGTCAATCCCTCTCAAACCGTCTCCAGACTTTCTTATCATCCCCAACAGCTACTAATCGACAGGCACCGGCCAGTAAAGCAGCTTGTCGCCCACGCGCTCCCTATTGACCCGGAACACCCTCGGCGCCCCATTGGGCGCGATCACCCCGATCTTGGACCGCGCCGGCTTGATCTCGTTAATAACCCATCGCACTGCCTCTTCATCAAAACTCTCCGCCGTCCCCAGGGAAAGCACCATGACACGGAACTCGGCCCACCGCGTAGGGTCCTCACTCCTCAGGCTCTCGACCACCACACCGCCGAACCCGAAATAGTCGTTAAGGATATGACTCATCCCCTCCGGCCGGCCGCCTCGCTTGTGCCACAAATACGCCAGCCGTACCCTCGATTGGAACCCTTCCGTGGTCTCAAGCGGGTGGCGGGTAATGCCGCGTGCTTTGGCAAATTTGGAAAGCCGATTGATCTCGCAGCGCTCAGCAAAGAACTGGTCCCGCAAGACCAGCATCACCTCCCGCACCGCATCGAGCAACAGCGCCGCGCCATACGCCAAAATAGCCAGAGGGCCGCCGGCCAGGACCGGCCGAAAGCGCAAAGTCTCCCTGAAGTAGTCGGTGAAAATGCTCATCTCTTACTCCTCGGTGGCCCACGATGTGGTCAGGGTTAGGCTCTGCAGCACAGCCAGGCCGTCCGCAGCAACCGGCACATCGGCCAACGGACTGGCAATATTGACCTTCTTGACCCCTGGTAGCATCATCGGTTTCCTGATCCGATCCAGCGTGCCATCATGCCCCACAGCCAACGGATCGACGCTATACAGCGATGACGTATTAAATAGAGCCCGTACGCCGTTCTCCGCCTCAGCCAAAAGCGTCTCCGGATCGCCATACAAAAGGACCAGCTCGGCCACAATCGCGATATTAACCGGAGTCGGAGCCTTAACCTCCACGTCATCATTAAGCGGCGCCAGGTCATCATTGGCACCGGTCCCCAGGATCTTGCCCTCAACCGCGGTCAGCAGCGCCTGGGTCGGGATACCGGCAGCACCTACCACCACCACGTCCACCGTGCCCTGGCCCCGCGGGTGCTGGTCGAGGATCTTGACCGACACCACTCCGGTCACCGACATAGCCCACGACTCGTATGCGTATTTGGTGCAGCCGCTCAACCCTTGCCAAGCCAGGACATACCGACTGCGCAGCGGCTCATCGGTCTCACGATCCGTCGCCTCCGATGACAGCCACCCGGCCCTATTTTCCACCCCGTCAATGCCGGGGATGACCGTGACGATCTCGCAGATCTGACCAGCCGTCGCGTTGCTGGCGCTGCCATATTCCTCCGCGACCACAGGACAAGCGATCTCCGACGTCCCCGCCAGGAGAATCACCTCCTCAGTGGTCGTATAACGGTAAACGGTGCCGGTACCGTCCGGCAGTGTCCTTACGATGCGCCCCACTGGAATGCGCACGTTGCCCACCGTCCCCTCACGCACAAAATAGACAGTCCCGGCGGCTTTAGATTCCATTTTGCGGCTCACTGAGACCGAAAGACACCAGAGATCCAGCCATGCCCCGGTCGCCTCCGCCGGCGTCGCTTGTTTCAATATCAGCGCCAAAAACTGGTACAACTGCCAGAGGCCCCAGCACCAGAGCTCGATCAGCCCGCGCACCACCCCCTTGTTCAGGTTCAGCCGGATAGGGAGCCACCCGGCGGCAACATACTCCTCCTGTTTTGCCGACAGGTTATCAAACATCTCTTGGCGGATCGCATCGAGCGACTTAGAGACCAGGTCTTGGATTGACATCTTTTATCACCAGCTCCTTATTCGCGCTATTGAACGCGATGATCAGGTTAAAGGGGTGCGTCTCATCGATGAATTCCCACGCCGCCTGTGCGGTGAGTTTCCCGTTGTCCCAGGCGACAACCTTACAAGAGACAGTGCCGATAACCACCCGCGGGTCCGCCTCGATGCGCTGTTCCACCTCCGCCTCGAAACCATGGGAATTGGATATCGTCTGCTCCTCCTTAATCCAATCATGCACCAAGGCCCCGAAATCGAAGTCGTAGAACAGCTCATGCAGACGGGTAAAAAGCCTCAAACGGATATCCTGGGTTCCAGTCTCCGCCCCCACAGTCAACAGCAACTCGCCATTGGCAGCCACCAGCGCCGTCTCATCATCCCCCAGCTTTATATCCTGCCCAAAAACATCATCCATGATTGCCTCAGTGCGAGTGATGGTTCGTGTTACCGGCGGCGTCGATAATCGTGCCGGTGGCCGTTACATTGCCGGTCACATCAAGGTTTCCGGTGATACTCACGTTTGCTATGATGTCCAGCTGGACCATATTCATTTCGGAGGTATTGGCCTTGATCTCCAGCTTCCCACCGGGCGTAATCAAAAAATAGACATCCGGACTCTGCTGGATCACAAACGCCCCCATTGCGCAGGCCGGCGCCTTATTCTTGGCCCATCGAAAATTGCTGATCCGCGGATAGTCCGGATCCCCATCGTAGTAGGTGATGTCGCACAGTGTCCCGACGGTCGGCGGACAGACCACGCCGCGCTCCGGCCCGCCCCACAGGATAGGTATCTCGATCCTGGTAATCACCGGCTCCTTGTCGTCATCGCTGTCGTCATTTCTCAGCGGTTGCACGTCCGCCCAGTAATCCCCTCCGGAGGCGTAAGCTTTGACCACGCGGCCCTTGCGCGGCACTCGGTAATAGCCTCGTAAGTTCGGCATCACCAACTCCACCACCCGCTGCATCAGCTTTTTAAGGTCCACCTCAGCCATGCTCCACCCCATACCAGACATAACTCCTCACCCGCTCCGGTGTCCCTTCGTGCCTCACCCTCAGCGCCCGGTGTACTGCATTGATGCCGCGTAGATCATCCTGCAGACGCACCAAACGGGAATGGCTCAGACCCGCCAGCAGATAGGTCTCGATGAGCCCCATGCCGCTCCTCCAGTCGTTCGGCTCATGGTCGATCAGGTTGTCCCCCGTGGCGATAGTCACCGTCTCCCCCGGCTCGTCGAAATCGCCCCAGTTAACCCCCGCAGCACCCAGCCAGAGAGCCCACCGGCTCATATCCATACCAAACCCGTCCTGGCAGGTCTGCCTGACCTGCCGGACAAGCTGCCAGACTGGGATGGTTGCAGCAGACACTCTGGGGAGCACCACCCCGGTAGAGCCGACCCGGCCGACCGGGAGCCCGCACTGCCCAATGGCCCACGTCACCAGCGCCTCCGGAGTCTCGTTTTCCCATGCCTGTTTGACGCGCCTGTCGAGCTGGGACAGAGCCAAAGATGCATCTGTCGCCCGGATCTCCAGCTGATCGGGAGTCTCCCCGGGGTAGCGGGCCGTCACCGTGCCTCTCCAGGTCGACAGCGCCTGGTCCCGGTACCCGACGCTAATCGACACAGCATTACCCGCTGAGACGGCCTGGTAAAGTTCCCCCTTCGGGTCCGGTAGCGTGATTCCGGCCCGCCCTAGAGGATGGTGCCGCAGTGACTCGATCCACCAGCGAGGCGCGCGATATACCTCCAGGTCGCCCACCGTAATTTCAAGGTTAATTCCATTTATATCCATTACTGAGAGCCCGCCTGAAATCCAGCCATGAAAGGGCTGTCCGGATCAGAAACCACCGCCGGCGCCGGCGCCGGTGTAGCCTTCACAGCCGGCGCCGTCCCCGCCTTGGCAGCCGCCGACTTGGCGGCGGTCACCTGTTTTTCCCGCCTGATCACCGGCGGCAGATGTTCGACAAACGACAGTATTGCCGTTATCACATCCTCCTCACTAGACTCGAACGAATCCAGCCCTGAGAAAACAACATTGCGGATTCCCCGCGCTTGACAGTGCCGGTTTCCCACCGAATAAACCTGAGGGTTAGCTTTTTGGTCCGCCCGGAAAACCTTGTTGATCTGGGTCAGCTTGCTGTAGCAGTCGCCGCTCTCATCGCAAACGAGCTCCAGCGTAATCGAGATGTCCGCATCCTGATACCCCAGCGGCACCTTGTGCTTACCCGATTGCGCATCTTTTTCCGACTGGTCGAACCGCACCGAACCGCGGACGCTCTGGTCCAGGAATATACCGGGGAGCAACTCGCCCCCCAGCTTCACCTCGCCATCCGCCCAAGTAAGCAGGTTATTCTGCATCAAAAGCCTCCACCATAGCCTGCAACTGCTTAACGAAGTCCGCCCCGTTACTCACCCCCGGGAGTTCCAGCCGTTCGATGTGGATAGCAAAAGATTTCCCCTGCACGGTCGCTGACTTCTCCGCCCTTGCCGCGCCACCAAGAGCAGCCTTAGCGCTCCCCGAAGGAGCCGCCACGGCGATCGAGGTAGTCAGTGCAGCCCCGGCCAGCGCCGCAGCCATAGTCCTATGCAACCCCGCGGCTCCGCCTGCGATGCCTTCCCCCAGGGTGGACATGATGCGCGAACCGGAGAGCGTCAACTGAGACAGCGGCCCCTCCTTGGCATCCGAAAAAGGAAGCAGGTTGCGCACCTTGCTAAAGATTTCCTTAACGGCATCCACCGGCCCGGACGCCCTGGACTTGATCCCGGAGACCAGCGTGGAGATTATCGAGCGGCCAGAGTTCCACATGCCCTTCAATATGGTTGGAAACGCGCTAAGCATGCCCACCATGGCTGTGGAAACAGCCACCTCAATCTGCGGAAGAGCCGCGATCAGTTGGGAAAAAATGGACCATACAGCCCGGAAAGGAGCGGCAACCACTCCCGCCATCTGTCCCAGCCATTTGACCATCCGGCCCAATCCAAAGCCCAACCCGTAAAGCAGCCCGTCAACCGCCGCCTTATACCAGGTGACATTGCCGTACATCCACAAAAACGCCTTGCCGGCCAGCATGGCAGCGGCGACAATCGCGACCACGATCCCTGTGACAGGATTCGTCAACAGCGCCGCGGTGAATCTCCATGTGGCCGCTGTGGCTATATTGAAAGCCCCGGTGATCAGGCCGATGCCCGTCACCACCGCGGGATAGCCCAGACCGATCACACCGATGACCGTCGCCACTCCACCCAGAGCGAATGCCAGCCCGGCGATGACAGCCAAACTCACCATGACCACCCGGGTCAACGTATCGTGCTTCTCGGCGAACCGCTGTAAAGCCAGCACGATATTGAGCACAAAAGCAAACATCGGCGCCAGAATGGGGATCAGTCGATTGCCGAGTGTCTCAGCCAGATTGTGCATGCGCTGGCGCAGCAACCCTATCCCTGCTCCGATGTCCTGGTTCATCGCATTGGCCATCTGCTCCGTATAGATAGTGCCCTGGCTCATCGCATCCGAAACAATCTTGATATTGCCGGTCAGATCTCCAACCTTGTTGTACAAAAGGTCGATGACCGCGACCGCCTCCTGAGTGCCGAAAGCTTTCTGGATCTGCATTTTCTCCACAGCGTCAAGAGTGTCACCGAAGCGGCCTCTCAATTTGGTCAGTATTTCCGGCATCGACAGCAACTGGTTGTTCGTGTCAAGCAGCGAAATCTTCAGATTTTGACCGGCGCCGGCCGCCGCCTGCATGAAAGCCTTGTATTTGGTGCCCGCCTCACCGCCGGCCATTGTCGACTGCAGCATCCCGACTATGGCGAGCTGCTCCTGCATGGGCACTTTGGCGGTGGCGGCAGTGGCGCCCAGGGTGGAGATCGCCTGGGCCATGCCGCCGCCCGTGGTTTTGAAAGCCCTTACCGAAGCGGCAATGCCGCCGGAAAAAACATTCCCGAACTGGATGTCGCTAAGCCCATCGTACTGGCTTTTGTAGATACCGTAGGCAGTGGCGAAGAGACTGGTCATCTCCGCCGTGGTGCTCTTGGTAGCCTTGCCGGTCAAGGCCGCTAGCTTGGTGAACTCGGCCACGCCGGTATCGGTAAGAGAAGATATCCCGCTCTTGATGTCGTAAGCCGCGGCGATGAATTGCGCCTTGGTGGTGCCGGACCAGCGATTACTGAAGTCCGTACCGGCGCGCTCGAGCGCAGCCATATCCCTTATGCCAACCGAGGCCAACTCGCCAAGAGCCTTCTGTGTTTCGGCGGTAGCCATAACCGTTCCTGTCAGCACGCCGAGCATAAGCGCACCGGCAGCAACAAGGGGCACGCCGACACTTTTGAATTTCTCGAAGATCGGCTCCATCGCCTCCGCCCTGGTCCTCAGATCTGCGAGCGAGCTCCCAATTCTGGTGGCCGGGCCGGAAACCATATCGGACAGCCGCATCAATATGCCCAGCTTGAAAAGCGATTCCATTGCAACCTTCCCCGATAGCCGTTACTTGTTGGCATTGAATGCTTTGGCCATAGAATTCGTCATGGCTGATGCTATACGATCCTCAATCCAAAGCGCTTCCGCGTACTGCTCCAGCATGACGTCCAGATCCTGATCCGGCTCCACCCTAAGGAAATGCCGGATCAGGATCGCCATCTGCCGGAGGCCGTTACCCCTCAGCTCCTCGCGAAGCTCTACAACTTTTTTGCGGTGAAATCCTCATTCATGCCAACCGAGGCCTGCAGCGCGGAATTGAGCGCCACCATACGGCCGGGATTCTCGACGAACTCCTTGGCCAGCTCAACACCTATCGGGTGGATCGCCAACTCCACAACCAGGTTGCGCACCGCCTGGACCGGCTTACCCTTGGTCGCCGTGGCGATGTAGCGCTCGATATCCTTCGACCCCGGCTTCTGGAAGTAATACTTCTCCTCGTTGTCTCCGGTCAGCACCAGGACTGTTTTCTGTGCTGTCTGCGCATCGATGACGGACTGTGGCAACTTTTCAGACATATCAAAACTCCTTTGACCCCTGTGGTGAGGCGAGGGCAAGCTCTTGCCGCCGCCGATAATTAAATAAAAAGGAAGATGCCGCCGCGGGTGATTATCTCGGAATCAGCGCCGGGATCGCTCCCCAGACGATCGGAGCCAAAACCTTGAGGTCGTATTTTCTGATCCCGACGTTATCGTCACCCTGCTTCGCGCCTGTGCTTGCCTTGACGATCTTACACAGAGGGAGCACATCCGTGATGACGGGTTGCCCCGGCGGCGCGTAGCAGATGGTAATCGGGAACGGAAGGCTGTCGTAAATGCCGCCGCCGCCCGATGCCGCGAGTGCGGTCGCCAGCAACTCGGCCGCGTCAATGTCCACCTCTATTTTCGCGGTGGCTTTATAGTTCTTACGGCCATAGCCGCGGGGTTGGCTCCCCTTGCCGTAACGCTCTTCGATCTGTCGCTCATCTTCGTAATCGATGTTGGTGATACCGACCACGATGCCGCTTGGCAGCAGTATCTCCACCGATTCCCAGTCATACAGAGACCCGTTAATCATGACAAACTCCTTCTGTGACCTAAATTTAAGGGTTATTTCAGGCGTGGGTCAAATGCGCCGCCGGCGTACACGTAGCTGGCGAACAACTTGATGGTGCGAATGATCGGAATCCCGATCAGCATCATCTCCACCGCCACTCCGTTGTTGACGATATCCTGACCGTCTGGAATGCTTATCTGCCGACCTGCCAACTCCTTAGGCACTGCCGAAACCATGGTGTCGATCGCGTTTTCGATGTTGACCTGCAGATAAGCCAGCCCCGCCGCATTGCTTCCCATCGCCAGATCCCCCGCCTCATCGTACATCGACTTGAGCGCTGCGATGCGCGCCTTGCGGACCGCCTTAAACACCACCCGGAGCACCGTCAGGTATTGGTAATCGGACACGATGTCCGCCATCGTCTTCTCATCCCCCCAATAAATCCCCGAAAGCCCCGCATAATGCCGCGCAGTCAGGTACCCGGCGCCCTCCAGCACCGACTGGTGCGACTCCGTATAAAGCGTCGGCAGCGATAGCTGGCCGATGTTGCCGTCCCGGACCCGCCCCAGTGCCCTCATCACCGGTATGGCCATCAAGCGCCCCGCCGCAAGCCCCGCCGCATTGCGGGTGTAGCGGCGGCCGGTCGACTCAGAGATCTCCCCATAAGCCGAACAGACCGAGACAAACCGGTGCGCGAATCCCTGCCGCTCAGCCATCAGCACGGCGACCCAGTCATCGATTGTCTCATTACCGTAAGGGAGCCGGGTTTCGGCCAGGAAGAAGGTAGGCCGGTGCAGGTTCCAAAGGAGATCCGCCTGCACCCCCATCGCCGCCCAGTCCGAGCTGTCCGAAGGCCCAGCCACATAAACGAACTCGATATCGTAAAGCGACAGCGGCGTCTCCAGCGCCTCCACGACAGCCGATATCGAGGGGACGGGCGCCATCACGTCAAACGCGTAACTGTTGCCCGCCACCGCCTCGCCCACCGGGAACGTGATAACGACTCCCGTGCTCCCGACGCTGATCAGCCCGTCCACCGGGATGGTCCTAATGGGTCCCCAAGAATCCCCTCCGTCCAGGGTCAGCTGGTACGTCCCGACATTGCGCCCGCCGCTCCCGGTTACAAGGAGGATAACCTGAGCCGCCCCCTTCACCGTCCCGGCCGCAGTCACATCCGGCCCAACCCCGATCTTTGCTATCGGCCCGATCGGCGCATGTACCAGAAAGCTGTAGGTATCATTAGCGACAAGGTCCCCAGCGGCTAATGATAAGATCGCCCCCGTGGCTCCAATGACAATCTGCCCGCTCACCGGCACGGCCTCCGTAGCCCCGTAAGTGTCCCCGCCGTCCAGGGAGACCTTGGCCGTCGCCACGCCCGGGGCCCCGGACGCCACGACCGTCACCTTGACCGTGGCATTCGCGCCCGCCACACCACTTGCCGACCCTGCCGGCCCTTCGCCGATCTGCTCCACCGGCGTAATGTACCCTCCGGCAAGCCCCTCGACCGGCACGGCAATCACCACCGGCCCCTGGCCAGCCGTAGCAAAGAGGTCGCGCAGTCGGTCCACCAGCGGCCCAACCCCGAGCAACGCCTCCAGGTTGGAGGACTTGCCCAGCAGGTACCCCTTGCCGACCTCCCCAACCGAGCAGACCCCGACCACAATGCAAGTCCCCTCCACGCCGCCCGGGGCCAACCCGGACGTGCCATCAACCAGATACTCGAAAACATCCCTCATCGCCGAACCTCCTAGAATTCACCCTTGACCCTGCACGTCCTTAGCTTCTGCCGCTCCCCATGGGACGCACGCGGTAGGCGATCACCTTCGCGTCGAACTCCTCCGCGCTCACTTGCTTCCCCTCGGCCCAGCCATAAGCCCGGCACATGCCCGCCAGCGCATGCGCCGGCACCCCGCGCTCACGCGCCAGTTCCTCCAACGGCTGCAGCTGGACCTCCCTTGCCGCGGCCCTAGGAGCCATCATGTTGATCGGTTTTTCATCTAACCCTTTTTTCCCATTGGCGCTCATAGCGTCCTCCCTTAATCATGATTGTTAATTTGTTAATATGCCCCGTGTACTACCTCATCCCGGCACTGAACCTAGCAGCCGCGCCCACTGTCGCGCCCACTGTCGGGCCCAGACCAATAAAATATGTTGTCGTCTTGACCGCCTCACTATTCCCCGCCGTGTCCCTGGCAAAATATTTAATCGTGGTCGACGCCGCTATAACGAGCGGAGCGGAATAGACAGAACTGGATGTTGTCGGAGTGCTGCCGTCCATGGTGTAGTAGATGGTCGCAGGCTCATTTGCCGAGAGAGTTACGGATTGGGCGAGGATGTACGTGCCGCCTACCGGGGATGCTGTTGTCGCAGGGGCGGTGGTATCGGCTGCCGTCGTCTCGCCCGAACCTTCACAGGTAACCACGATGTTCGTTATATCCGTATTTGCGTCCACGGTTCCGGAACCATTGAGGACGGTGCAGGTTTGGTTGGCAGGCTGGTCCGCGACGGTAACACTATAAGTGCCTGAAGGAGCGACAGTGGATGGCAGTGTTACTATTTGTGTTGTTGATCGATTCGCGGCGCTTACAACAAGACTGCCACCGGCATTATTTTGCAGCGTCAGCGAGCCCTTGAGCAGCATGACTCTAGCTTTTATCTGGTATGAAGCAGCAATCGATGCTGCCATGTCCATTTGGAACACATGGACCAAGGGCATCTTGTTCGTACCTATAGTGTCACCTTGAGGTTGCACAATAAACAACCTCCCGGTTGCAGCATCATACGCGGCGGCCCCTCCGAACAGGTTGGTAGGGACAACTTCAAACGGCAGATTCCATTGCGCGTAGGGTTGAACCTCCCATGGTTGCTTGGTGCCGTTTTTGACCAGAGCCAACTCATCAGCATCATAGGCCCACACCTGATAAACATAAGGATACGCGTGGGGGCCCTTCGCTCCCATACCTGTTGGATCGTAATAGCAGCCATCACTCCCAGATGCAGCACATCTAGGGTCATTATCATAGGGGATGCCTTTGCGCCCTGTCGTGCAATTGTTCATGTCGGCACATATAGGCCATCCCTTCGGGCCTGTAATGCACTCATCTGGAGCACGGCATGTGTCGGCAAAAATCGGGTCTGTAGCCCACTGGCCATATTCTCGCGGGCCCGTTCCGTGGTAGCCGAAGAAGAGAACGCTTCGGCTGCCTTCCACCATGGCGATGCCAGCCATTTTGGTCGTGTCGTTCCAAACTCCACTCGTAGAGGTTGTGCCAAATGTTTGATGAGACTGGTCATAATAAATCAAGGGTGTCGCTGCGACAGGTGTATCAATGCCGAGCCTGTCTGGGTCAAACGCAAACGCGGCAGGGCCATAGGAGGTCCGACTCAAAATAGATAAGGAACCGTTCCCCGTTAAGGCTGGGCCTCCTAGAGCCGACTGCAGATCGCCCGGGACCTTCGTCATCCATCCAGAGACGAAACTGGCAGTAGGGGTTGACGGCGACTCTCCGACCGCGTACATCCCGGCATAATCGCCTGTCGTGGCGAGAGCCGTCCCCGATGTAAAGTGCGACAGGTAGGCATGGGTTCCAGGGTAGTAGGTATAAACTGTCCCTATCAACTTACTGCCGTATTTCAACAGACCTCCGATGTAAGCCTCCCCACCGGTGACCGCCGTGCCATCAATGCCTATTTTTGTCCTGTTTCCCTCGGTTATGTCGGAAAAATTCTGCATTACGGTCGCATAGTTCAAGTTGCTGAGATCCGTAGGGCTGTTTGGTATTTTCGGCGTGGGTGTGCTGATTTCAGCAACAAGCTGCTTCTGGATATTGCCGGTCATGAACAGTGACGAATCGTTGAACGCTATAGCTCCGCCACCATACGAAAAACCTGTATAGAGCGGGCTCCCGAAATCTCCAACGGGTATCCTGAACGCCCCCTGATAAACCATGTTGTTGCCCTTGACCAAAGGGTCTGCCCAAGAGACCAGGGGGATCAGCGTGAGAAGTACCGCGCAAACCAGCCGAATCACAGGTTACCTCCGCGCCAATACGTGCCGGGGTTGGTGGTGGAGTACAGATGAATGCCCGGATACCCGGTGGTAAGCGCTGTGCTTGTCGAACTGGAAAACAGCACATCATTTATGTAAGCAGAAATAGTACTGCCCGTAGCCTCAAGCCTGTATTTTGTACCAGTTGACGGTGCTGCATGGGCCGCAGAATACAACGTCGCGCCTATCGAACCTGTGGAAGTTATGTATTGGACGAATACCGTGGAGGCGTTGTAATACATTTTATAGTGCGCTTTTGCGTTTGATCCTGACCTGATCATAGGACCGGTGTATGTATAACCTCCGGTAGCCGTCCCGAACGTGAACTCAGAGAATTGATCATCGGATACTGGCTGGTTGTAATACGCCACGCCGTCTGCTGCGACCGTAGCAGAAACAACGGAGTTGTTAAGCAGTTGAAGTCCGGCGTACGTGCCGAGCGTCGCCCAGTTACCGCCAATCGGGTTTGCGTCGGCTCTGGTGAAATCATCTGAGTACAGAACAGCACCAAGTATTGCCGTGCCACTCAACGCAACCATAGTCGGCGCCCCAGCGTTATGAGGGAACTCAAGTTGCGCGGAGTACGGCCCCCCAACAACAACGCCAGGCGTGAACATGACACTTGTCAAACACTCTCCAGCCGGCGCGACAGTAGCCGCGCTGCAAGCATCGGCCGAGAGACTGAAATAGCTGGCATCTGTTCCAGTGATTTCGGCAGTTCCAACGACAAGATCAGCCATCCCCGCATTGGAAAGCGACGCGGTCAGTATGCGAGTGCTGCCGGTTGAGACATTGCCGAATGCAAGCGTTGCGGGGTCGACCGAAGCGACAGGTGTAATGTAAGCAAATGTTCCGCTCTCCGTTGTCGTCATACCAGCCGCGTTAAGCGCCGTGACGGTCCAAGGATAAGCGGTATTCGCTTCAGGTGCCGATTCCGGGGCGCTGGGCAAACCGGAGACCAGGGCGGTAGCAGGACCACCGTTGAAAGCATAGGTGAGAGGCGTCAGCTCATGGAGTCCCTGGGGATCCGCCACCACATACTCAAAAATAAGCGCGTTCTCGAATGATGTCGCCGCCAGATCCACGGGCGAGACCCGCGTAAGCACCGGAGGCGTTGTGTCGACGCCATAGTTATTCATGGCAACCTTCAAGTTATTCAGCATTGACGACATGTTGCTGAAGCTCACAGTCGTTGCGGCTTTATAGTCATAATAGGACGTACTTAAGTTGGTGAACCGCGCAGCTTGTTCAAGCTCCAGCGCCTGGAAGTCGGTAGTCAGCAGGTAGAGTTGGAACTCATCCCAAAGCGCCGTATCGTCATAAGGCGTCCCGCTCACAGCCCCCCATGCTCCGTCGAGGTAGACCTCGAGGCCGGTCGGCGTGGTCTGAATCATCCCCTCTGCGGGAGTGCCGGAAAATGCCACAGAGTTATACGGCAGCACGTAATGTGCTCCGTCCGGGGCGCTACTGATAAAATCAGGCGAGGTAATGGCATCGGTTACCACCGGATTACTTTTAGGCAGATAGGCTGCCGCCGCTGCCGCGGGCTGCAAAGCCGTATCGGCCTTCCCACCCTGGGCCGCCGTAGCAGCCCCGACGTCTGCCGCTGTCAGCTCATCCGTGCCGCCCGTCGCATGCCTGGACTTGTGAGACGGGAGGTCGGCGGATGTGGCCTGTTGGATTTTTCCGCCGTAGCCTGCCAGGGCACCGGTGAACGTCGTAACCGTCTCCCCCGTGACGGTACTTCCAATACCTAGGTTTGCCGGCCGGATCTTTTTCAGCGCACCGCCCTGTATAATTGGGATTGTGTCGGTTGAATTAAGAGGCGTAGAGGCAGTAGGTCTGCCGATGAAAATATCCACCAGGTCAACCTTTGGTGTCGGCTCCACAGCAAAAGCCGGAAATGCCGAACAGATCAAAAACACGATCAAGCAACTTGCACGAAATGTCATTTTCCCCATGTGACTTCCTCCTCCCCAAAAGTAACCTCAACGCCCTCAAAGGTTATGGCCTGGCGTGGATCTCTGACCGAGTTCGACACGCTCTCTACGATAGTGAAACTGGGGATCAGCGGGATCGTTTTGGTGACCTGCACTCCGCCCTGGAATTGGATACGCACGATAGCCAGCGCCGGCTTTTTCAGCTTGCGGTCCATCTCGGTCCTCGCGTCCCAGGGAGGGGCCGCATCCTGGGGGTTGACCAAGATCGCATAATTGTCGCTGGACGCGATGTGGTGGTATTGCGCGACCCCCGCGACAAAGCGGTCAACCAGCCCGACGGAGTTTTCCGTGCCGTAAAGCTCGTCAGCCGCGCCGTAGATCAGGCAGCGAAAAACTATCTCGCGCTTGTAGCGCCTGCGCACCGTCGACAACAACTTCGTCTCCTGGTCCCGGGAAGCTTTCACCAGGGCGCCATGCTTCGTCGTGCGATCGATCAGCGGCAGGCAGCAAACCGCATAGTCGCTGTCGTGCAGGAAATCCGTAGGCAACTCCCTAAAGAAGATCGTCCTGTCCTCGTCATCAGCGGAGAAGGGGTGGATCAAACCGCCGCTCAAGGTCAGCTCCTCAAGGCGCGCCGCCAAAAATGTCATGCACGCAGGCTTCATTTCGTAAACACCTCAATGGCAATACCCTTAAGCGCCGCCTCGATCCCCGGCTTCATCTCATCGAAAGTAGGCTTCCAGAGCTTCCTGGCAGGCATCACCTTGCCGTCGTCCTCAGGCTGCTCATGAATCAGGGCGATATTGGTCAGATCATCGCCGTCGGCGGTCTTAACCCCCCTCATCACCCCCACGGCGCCGCTGTAATCCGACTCCTGTGCCGTAGTAATGTTGGAGTACATCTGGTTGGTAGCGCGCAGCGTGTCCGGGGAGAGCCCGGCCCGCTCCTTCTTTGCAGCATAAGCCGGGCTCAGTTCCTCCCAACCAAGATCATCATTGTCCAGATGGTTCAGCACCGCAGCCTCGACCAGTTTCAATTGCCGTCCGATAGTGCGGCGGCTCGCCTTCTTGAGCTTGGGCGCAGCCTGCTCCAAAACCCCCTGAAGCCTTTTCCAGTCACCCGAAAACTGCACCGACTTGGCCATGGCGCCCCCTTACCTGGCCACCAGCAACCGCACCAGGATCGGTACGCCGCGGAAAAGCCCCTTGTCGACCAGAGCCAGGATGGCGAACCGGCGACCCTTCATAACCACCACATCCTCCATCGTGATCAACAGTTGCCGGGCCGGTTCCGCCTCCAGATCGATAAGCCCGCGCTCCAGCAGATAATCTCGGTTAAAGGAGAGCGACCAGCGTTCAACCAGATCCGATCGCTCCTGTCGCACCTGGAGCTCTCCGTTGACCTCGCCGTCCGAGCTGCCATCGTCACCCTTCACACCGGCGAGGAGATCCACCTCAGCGCCATTCGCCCGGAGCAACTTAACCGGGCTTTGATGAAACGTGTCCGTCACGTCCCTCATCGCCGCCCGGAACTCATCAACACTCTCTTGATCAAGCAAGTCCGCCATGTCACTCCACCACGATCATCGCCACGCCCGTATCAGCCGCCTGAGAAAGCGCAGCCCGGCGCTCAGCGATCGATGCCTCCAGATCCTTTTTCATAACCTGAAGGAATTTCAGCTTGTCAGTGAACTTGACCTTGCCCGCGTCATCACCCTCGGCCTCCTCCAGCGACTTCTTGTACTTCGACATCGCCGGCATGATCAGCGCCTTAGCCGCCAGATCCGCGACCAGCGATTTCTGCCGGATAGAGAGCTGATCCTCTGGAGTCCCTTCCAGGTCCGCGTCCGCCTGGGCCTCCTCGATCTTCCTCGCGAGTGAGGCGGCGAAAACCGCCGCCTCATCCGGAAGCCTGTCCGTAACCATGTCCAGGAGCGAAGCCACGGCCTACTGCTTCTTGAAGATGGTGGCCGCGTCCTTGAAGATACGGCTGAAGCCCATCACCTGGCTGATCACCGTCTTTTCGAACTGCCGGTCGATGATCTTTTCCGTTTCCACCAGCTCCGCGCCGGACTCCTTCACCAGCTCAAGCGCCGCATTCTTGGCCACCGCGACCAGCATGCCGTCGCCCAGGGCGGTCTCGGTCCAGTTGAAACGCTTGATGTTGTAGCCGAACGCCTTGGCCAGATCGCCCGTCTTCGCCGTGTCGAACAGCAGCGGATCCTTGAACTCGTCCAGCTTGTAGACCTCTTTGAGCAGCGCCTTCTTTCCGGCCCAGACCGTCGCCTCCCAGTTCTCCATGTCCAGGTAGAAATCAAGCAAGGCGTCGTAGGAGAGCGCCGTCGGATCGGTCTGGGGAGCCGCGTTGTCGTTGCCGTCGCCGTTGATGATGTTGTACATGCCGTAGGCCACGTTGCGCTTGGCCAGGCGCTGGCCGATCAACTGCATGTGAATGGCCAGCAGCGGAAGCTTCATCCGGCGCAGCACCTCGTAGGTCACATCCATCCCGATGCCGATCTTCGCCAGTTTGATGGACTGTTTGCCGGTGGAGATCGTGACCGTAGGGAAGGGCGCCCCTTCGGTGACCCGCCTGAAGTCGATCTTCTTGGCATCGAACTCGGCGTTGACCGACTCATAGACGCCGGAGTCGATGGTCGTGGTGGTCGCGATGATCTCATCCAGGGTCAGGTCCATGCGGCCAAGCCCGGCGATCCCGATGCGCACGTTGCGGTTGATGAACTCCGGAAAGAGGATGGAATCCTCGGTTGTCCGGTAGAACTTCTCCACCGTGTCCCGCTTCAAGTTGATGTCCCTGTCGAACAGCGCGAACTCGAATGCATCCAGGCCGGCCTGGGGTGAAGGGCTTTCCACTGCCAGCAGCTCGGAGAAGGTCATCCCCTTCAGCCTCGCCTGCTGGTACATCTCTTTTGCCAATTTAAAGGCCATGTCAGTCTCCTAAACTCGAAAAGAAGCAAGTTGAAAAAATCCGTCCGATCCGTCCGGGAAGGGTTACCCCAGATCCACCACCAGCGTGCCCGCGCCCGCATCCTTGCTCACGACCCAGAGCATGCGCCCCTCGCCGCCGTCCGCGCCCCCCGCCAGATCCGTTTCGGCAACCGCCACAACCGCCGCGGCGCCCGTCGAGACCCCGGTATTGTCCACCGTCACCAGATCCGCCGCCGGGCTCGCCTCGATGGCCGCGATCACCTCGGCACCCGTGGAGACGATCGCACCGGCGCCGCTCGTGGCCAGGCTCACGATGATGTCCCTACCGACCACGTCCACCGAAAGCGCCTGGTCATTCCCCGCCGGGTCGAGCAGCGTCAAGCTGATCTCGTTACCCGGCAGCCCGGCCCACTTCGCCAGCCAGGTAAGGGCGTTATTGTTCGCCACCACGCCGGTGAGCAAGGTCGCCTTGACCGCCGCCGCCGGCGGCTTCACGCCGCCCAGCCCGTTCGCCACCAACTCTTGGTACCCGAGCCCCGGAGCGCCTGTGTAGGCCAGCTCTCTGAAACCCTTTCGCTGCACCGAAGCCGAGTTCATCCTGCCGTCCAGGTCCACCCCCACCATCACGCCGTAGAAGTTATCCTCCGCGGCGCAAAGATCCACGGTCCCGTTGGCGCTCGGCTTCACCAGCTTGCCCAGATCCGCCGCCACGATCCCTGCGGCGATAAGCAGCGTAGCGACCTCCACCCCTATCCCGTCAAAACCGACATCCCACATACGAAGCTCCTTTTATTGGCCCTCAGGCCCATGCAGTCCACGAAGTCCATTCAGCCCATCAGCTAAGCGACCTTGAAATCCTCAATCCTCTTGCCTCCGGCGCCGGCGCCGAGTTCCCCGCCCGCGGGCTCCGGTACCGAACTCCGCCGGCTCAGCTTCTCCCCGCACTTCGGGCAAGCCAGCGGCACGCTCTTCTCCACCTCGCCCTCGTACTCCAGGCAGTATGCCCGCGCCGTGACCAGGTCCGCCTTCTCCAGCACGGAAGTCACGAAGGACTCCACCGCCTTCTCCCCCTTGCCGGCCTTGTAAAGCGTCACCGCCCGCTCGCGCGCCTCCTTCAAGGTAAGCACCCCGACCGCCGCGTCCGCCTTCAGAGCGTCAGCCCTGGCGCCGAGAGCCAGCACCTTCTCCTCGATCATCGTCCCCGTCAGCTCCACACCCGCCGCGATGCCGAGCACCGCCAATACCCCCGCGCTTAACTTCATTTCTTCGTCCCCCGTAATTTGTGATTTTCCAAATCGGTCCAATCCGTCAGATCCGTCCGGAGCCCCCGCAGAAAACGTCTTCGCGAAAGGATCCTCCCCCTCCCAAACAATCGAAACCTCCCCGGCCTGGGTGATCTTGGTAACGATAAAACGCACCATGGCGCCGTCCACGACCTCACCGAGCCGGTCGTAAAAGTTGGCGAGATCCGGATGCGAGCGCTGGTACTCGAACCAGATGGTCACCGAAACGCTGCGCAGCGCCTTTATCTCAACCCCGCGCGCCAGCTTCGGGTCCACCGTCTTGTCGATCACCAGCATCGCGTTGATCCCGGGGGGGTCGTTCTTGTCGTCCCATACGCAGTCCTGGACCAACCCCTTCCAGTCGTTCACGTCCGCCCGATGGTTCGCGTACAGCGTCAACCCCTCGAACATCCCGACCGCCGACTTCAGCACCCCGTCCTGGGTAAAGTCGAATTTCCGGTAAGGCGTCACCGCCATCGAGAGCAACCTAGAGTTGGTGGTGAAAAATTCCGCCGGGTCCAACCCTCCGTTATCCTCCAGCGCCGCCAGCTTGATAGCGCCACCCACCGAAGCGGTACTGCACCCCGAAAGCGCCCCGCCGAAAGTAGCCCGGGCAAACCCCTCCTTGATCACCTGAAACTGTTTTCTATCCTCTCCAGCCATAACCGCCTCCCTGATGACCACTCAATAGCGCCCTGAGACGCCGAAATCTAGTTCATGAACGGGGTATCGCCCCCTTGCTAATGCAACTACTCCACTGCCGCCTTCCGATGCCTGCATTTGGGGTGAAAGGGGGGAGTCTCGAAACCGGCATCCTGGAGCTCCTTGTCGCTCATCTCCTCCACCGTCTCGACATGATATTTCGAGCTCAGGAAAGGGGGGAGATCCTCCGGCTTCTCGAAACCCTTATCCAGCACCTGCGCCAAGCGTTGCGCCGCCACTTTCACGCTGAACTTCCGTCCCAGCATCGCCAGGCAGTATTTGCAGATCGGAGCCGTGCGGGGCCCCACGATCTGATAAGTCTTGATCCCCGCCTCGTAGAGCGACAGAGTCTGGCCCATGTTCTGGATGCGTCCCATCGTAGTCGAGACGATCTGTTCGATCTTCTGGTAGCTGGTTTCCTCCACCAGCTTCGTGAAGAGCCCCTTGAACTCATCCCAGGTAGCCTCGTCCCGGATATTGAGCCCCTTCGCGATGTACTCCTCCTGGAGCCAGGAGACGAACTGCCGGCCCGTCACATCGTCCTGGGCGAGATAGTTGCCCCGTCCGAAGTAGAACTCCTCCACATTTGTGATGTAGCGCAGCGCGTTCTTGTCGACCAAGCCGATGTCGATTCCCTCAAGTGCGGCCCGCCTTGTCCGACCAGCCAGACCGGTCCCACCAGCCAGACTGGTCCGAGGTCCGACCGTCAAATGATTCTTGTCCTCGTACCTCCAGCGGCGCCACTCATCGCCGACAAACCTCTTACACACCCTCATCACCGGAGCCTTGGCGATCTCCGCACGTAGCGTCCCGGCAAAGGCCGCATAGACTGCCTTCGCGAACGCCTGTGCGGAGGAGTACTCCTTCTCGGCCGCGGTCAACGCCGCCGCGATCGCCGCCTCCTCCGCCCCAACCAGCACACTCTCCAGCGCAGCCTGATAGCTCTGATCCCTGCGATCGTCCTCCGGAGTCTCCAGCACCACGATCCGCTCCTGAACGAACTCGTACTTGCCCTTCACCCGGTTGAAACTGAACCGCTTGGCCTCCCCGAAGAACCCATCCGGCGCCGAGTCCCCCGGGAGCCGCCCGGTAGCCTTCTCGTACCCCAACTCCTGAGCCGCCTCATCATCGTTGATGATCCCGCCGTCACGCTTGGCCAGCACGTTCTCGATCCGGATCTTCTCCGCGTCCGCCTTCTCCTTTTCCTTGAAGGAGGATTGAGCGTTAAACGATACACACACCTTGGCATCGATCCCGCGCAGCAGCAGATCCAGCATGTAGCCTTTCTCCAGGAACCGCTTGATGATGCGCCGAGCATTGATCAGCTTGGTGCCCAGACGCTCGAAATCCACGGCGGCATAGGTCTCAGTCGATGAATACGAACGGCCGCACATGCTGGGAGGGATATCCAAGGCGCTGAAAATCTGCTCTTCGTTCATCTCCCAGATGCTCTTAGCCCCGCCCGCCGCGCCGGCGTTGGTCGCGTTGTGTTTGATCTCCTGGTCATCGTAATGAACGCTGACCCCCTTAGCGAGGTTCGTCTTATAAGCCTTGGCGTACGCCTGCAGCCGCGCAGTCATTCGAACCTGGTACGCCTCATCGGTTTCGCCGGGCTTCTGATCCGGGATCTTCATCGAGACGTCAATGAAACCCAAAATCCCCATCTTGCGGATGATGCTGCCGATATTGTCCGTCGCATCCAGCTGGACCTCTATATTCTTCAGGCAGGCCAGAAACGGAGGAATAGGGTAGGGTGAGCCGTCATTGGTGATCAGCGGCATGCAACTGTATGTCACCGGATTGAGCGCGATATGGCCCATGTTGCCGCCGGTGATCATATTGGTAACCTGGAAGGGAGCCCACCTGCCGTCAACCCGCTGCCAGCGGATTCGCTTTACCGGCACCACCGCGCAATCCACCAGCCCGTCCTGAATCCGATCGGCAACCACCCACTCCGCGGAGAGCGCCCCCATTAGCGGGATCTGGCGCAGAAAATGATTAACCATGCCGTCCACTCCGCCACCCGTCTGGTACACGGTGGCCGCCAGCTCATTGAGCCGGTCGAGCACGACCTGAGGGTTCCGCGCCTCAACCTCAACCTCGTGTCCCGTATTGCCCAGGTTGACCCAGATCGAGAGCGCCTGGGACACATCCGGATTGAGCATCCCTAGAAGCTCAAGCACCTCCAACGAGCGCAAATCGAAAGGCGCTGCGCTGAAGTTGTAGAACCCCGACAGCTTGCCGATAATGCCGTTAATACCGTCTTCAGAGACCGACTCCTGACCCGGTCGGACCTCCGGGCGTACTTTGGCGAACGGGTTTCTCCACTTCATGCAGCCGCCTCCGTAAATGCCGGTAAAGCATCGGTCGTTTTAATCCCCATCCCGCCCATCAGCTTGCTGATCGCCATTTCGGCGGCATCGGGCCCGTCATCGTTCACCGTGGCGTTGTAGATGTAGACGAACTGCTCGATCAGCTTGGCCTGGTCGCTCTGTCCCTTCTCGAACAGCATCTTGCCGTGCTCCCAGAGATAAGAGCAGGTACCCACGATCCTGCCGATCTTGTTGGTGCTGTGCTGCATCGGCGCCCAGGGGAGATAGCGCCCGACCTCCTTGGCATAGTTGTGAATAGCCTGGTGCAGGAAATCCTTCAGCATGTTGTCCTCTATGGCCACCACGCCCGGGTACTGGTCGTTTTGCTGATAAGCCGCGGCAAGCATCTCGTTGATGGAACGGCGCTTAATCCAGGCGTGCATGCAGGGGAAAAGCATGTCCTTCGGGTCGAAGCCATAAGTAACCACGGCCTTGAAGTCCGAGCCGCTGGTGGCGGTAGCGGAGGGATCGATCGCCGTCACGAAGAGCAGCTTGCGGTTCACCATCTCGATCCGGCCGTGGTACTTCACCAGGTCCTCTGGGAAAGGCGTGTCCTCGGTCCCCACCTTATTCATATACTCCTTGTTGAAGGTGTACGAGCCGACATCGTGCCTCTTCTGAAGGATGCGCTCCATGGGCCAGTTCGCCGGCCAAAGGGATCGCTCCTCAGGTCCACCCTCATCAATGATCAAATGGTAGACCCGGGAGAAGTAGCGCTTGTTCCCCTCATCATCCACGTCCGCGATCAGTTGGCAGATCGCGGAGAGCGGATGAAACAGGTTGCCGACCATGATCGCAGAGTAGCCCTTGCCCAGGGAGCCCAGCACCGCGCCGCGCATCCAGTTCAAGATTTTCTTGGTGGTGCGGGGGTTCTCCACCGTCTCATCGTTTTCCATGTCGTCAAAGATCGCCATGTCCGGACGATGCTGGCGGTACCTGATGCCCCTGACTTTGTCGCCCCGCCCCCGGGCCAAGACCTTCACACCGTTCGACGTCTCGAAATCGTCATCGCTCCAGTTCTTCGTCTTCAGGTTTCCGAAGTCGTGCCTGATGCGCGGGTTCTCCTCCAGTTCGAGTTTTATCTGCAGACTGAAACCGGCCGCCTGCTCATGCGTATCGGAGCAGGGCCAGATAAAGCGTTTCAGGGCATAGCAGATCTTATGCACCGGATTACCCAGGGTGAAGAAGGTCGACTTCGCCATCTCGCGCGGGGCCCCGACCACGGCAAAGCTATCCTGAAGCTCGGTCACCTCTTGCCATTCCGGATGACACTCGCCGAATTCGCAACTGAAGTAATGCGGCAGGTAGGTCTGGAAGAAAAACAACAGATCAACCTGGCCGCGCTCCTTGCGCGCCTTCTTCTTGGCAGGCGTATCGTTCTCGAAGGGGGAGACGCTTTCGCGGATCCACTTCTTGAGTTCGTCCACCTGCTTGTCATACTGGCCTTCAGTGAGGTTGATCTTCTTACGCACTTAGACACTGCTCCTTGTAGGCCGTGGCCATCTCCTCGAAACTCTCCGACAGCAGCTCAAGCGCCGTCTGGTCATGCTCCTTCAGAAAGCCCACCATCCACTTCAAGTTTTCCAGGAAGACGGCCGCCTTGTCGTAACTCGGTCCACCGGTAGCCTCCACCGCCTTGAACTTCACCACCAACGAACCGAGCTTGGAGAGGTTGTCCAGCGTGCCGCCGCCGACCTCGCCCGCCGCACACTCCTCCGCAAAGGTCAGCTCGCGATCCAGGAGCTTCTCCATGCGCAGGCCGAAAGTTGCCTTTCTCTCCCTGGCCTTGTCCCACTCATCACCGGCCCGACGCTTCCACTCGCCCGCCGTCTGGCGCGACACCCCGTGCAGCTCCGCCGCCCTGGACAGGTTACCGGTGTCCAGGTAGCTCTGACGCACCAAAGATTCCAGCTCCGCCCGCACCCCTTTCTCAGCCATCAGGCCAACTCCCTTTCCAGCCGCCTGATGTCCTGGTTCACCCCGAACAGCTCGGCCCAGGCGCTTTTCAGCCCGTCCCACTGCTCATCGATCACCGGCACGTCCAGCTCATCAATAGGGGTGAGCGTCGTGTTGAGCGCGGCGCGGATCGCCGTCGCCTCACCCTGGATTCGGTTGCGCAGCCGTACACGTTCGGCGTTCAGTTCCGCCAGCCTGCCGCGCATCGCGGCGCGTTCCGTGCTCATCGTCCCGGCCCCGCAGCCCGTACCGCCGGGCAATAATCGTTGTTGTTGATGGCCACAACCAGCTTGGTAGCTGTCTGGGTATTCAATCCGATCACGTTCAAGGTCTCCTGATAAAGCTTCTCGATCCGCTCCAGTGACCGGTCGTAATTGCGCACCAGCTCCGCGTTGTTTTGGTACAACTGCTTGATGCTGGAAACATCCTCCCGATACTGAGCCAGGATTGCCGTGATCTCCTTTTCATGCGACTCACGCTGATTCGTGTTGGCATCACGATCCTTCTGATGCTGTAACTCGGCCTGTTCACGCTGGGTGATCTGGACCTTGTGGTCCCACCACCAGATGATAAAAATCAGTCCGGGTAGCCCTAGGGTCTGAAACACGAAGCTGGCGAATGGGAGAGAAATGGTTTCCAAAACAACCTCCTGAAGTGGATGAGTTACTATCTAAATCGTCACCGCTTGCGCCACTGCATATCCACCTGCGCCTTCCCCAGGCGGTCCGTATTGCCTTCCACGTAGCCGGTGAAGAATGCATCCTTCACCCGGAGGAACTCCCAGAACCCGTAAGCCGTCCCGGTGCCCTTCGGCTCGCCGTTTCCGAGCGCAACACCGTAGCGGATTCCCGCGCCCAGGTTGTCCCGTAGCTCCCACCAGCGCGCCCCGTTGGCAGCCGGCACCTCAGCAGGCAGTATAGAGATCCCGGTGCCGCCGTCGAACACGGCAGCCGGGCGGTAGAACACAACCGGCTCCTTAGCAGCAACCGACCGCTCGACCGGAGCCTCGATGGAAGCCCGCTCCAGTTCCTCCATCAAAGGCTCCAACTCCTCAGCCTCTCGCGCCGGCACCACCTTCTCCTCCAACCCCACCAGGACATCACCGACGCCAGCCTCCAGCGTCGAGCTGAGCGGGCCAATCGCACCAGTCCGAGCGACCCCGGACCTCTCGGCAATTACCGCCGGAGCCCGCACAACCTCAGGCTCGTCCACCGGTAACTGCGCAGGCATCAGCACCTGGACCACCACCAGCCTTTCCACCTCAACCGGCTCCGCCACCGGCGGCATCAAGCACATCCAACCCGCCGCGTACACCGCCAGTATCAACAGCACCAAAAGCGCCATCCTCTGCAGGTTCACCAGGGGCGCGCCCTTATCCGGCCTCCTGTGCCACCTCATCAGGCACCCACCTTGAAATCAAGCGCCGGCCACGAAACGGACTTGGAAAGCTCCAGCGCCAGATTCAACTCATCCTGGCTGATGTCGTCCCGCATGGTGGCCACGATCTTGCTACCCTCCACCGCGATATCCTTGGCAATCGGAGCCAGTATGATAACTAGCTGAGCAATCTGAGCGGCGTTCAATTGGCACCTCCCGCCAAGAGCGCCATGTTGCCGGCGATCCCCTGCAGCCGCGTCATCGCCGCCCCGAAGGCGGCAGGATCACCCCCTTCGGACATCAGCAAATACGCGTCCACGGCAGAGTCGTAAGCCGGTTTGGAGATCTCGTAAGCGGCCTTGGCCTGAGTGCATTTATCAGCCGACATCTGGCCGGACCTGCAAAGCACATCTGCAGTATTCGCAGCCGCGACAATCGTCTGTTTGACGGCCAGAAGAGACTTTCCCGCTGTCACCTGGGGCCCGTCCTTCTGGACCGTCGCGCAGCCCGCAAAAAGCATTAGCCCGGCCGCCAGAACCAAAAGCGCCATCGCCGGCAGCCGGGCGAAACCCGCCTGCCTGGTATCCTCCGCGTCATGCCCCGGAATAAGCAGCGTGCCGGTCTGGCCGAACAGCTCGTTTTTATGAGCCGAGCCCAGCGAGCTCCCCAGGTAGTAGCCGAAAGCGGTGCTCACGAACCCGATCAGGGCGATGAACCCCATGTTGAAAAAATCCTTGTTCTCGGGCGGCACCCGCAAAAAGGCAAGCACCCCGAACATCAGGAGAAACCCCGCCATCGCCATCATCGCCAGCACCGCCGCTATCCTGTTTTTGTGAAACACGCCGCACCCCCTAGGAATATGTTCAGCTAAGCCGTCGCGATGATCAGCGCGGTCAGCTCCTTCAACTCAGCCATGGAAAGCTCCCCATCGGACGCGGCGAACATGACCGCGCGGATCTCACTCTCGGACAGCCCGTCCCGCTTCAGCCAGGAGGGGAGAAAGGCAATCTGGCTGGGGTCCCTGTGCGCCCGGACCAGCCGGTAGACAGCAGCCTCATCCTCGGCACGCCCCAGAATCGCGATCGCATCAGCCGCGTTGATCGCCGCGACAGTCTTCGGGCCGATAACCCCATCCGGCTTGGCGCCCGCCGCCGTCTGCATCCAGCCGATGCCGCGACCGCCGCCGTTCACCGCATGGTCGTAAATCCAGTTCGCCACCCGCTGATCGTTCACCTGGTCCAAGCGGTTAGCCTTCCAGAACACCTCGCGATAGAAGGAAAGAATCTTCGCCTGCAGCTCCCGATCAGCCGCCAGCCGTGCGTTCAAGTTGGCGACCCACCCACGGTAAGCAGCGCCCGGTTTGAAGCTGTAGCGCGGCTGGGGCGGTACCTGGGACAAGTGCCAGTCGATGATTTTCCAGAGCGGCAGATGACCCCAGAACTTCTTGGCGCATCCCTTGTAAGTAGGGCCGCCCTTATCATCGGGGTTATTTGCAAAGCCCCCTTCCTCGCCCATGGTCAACCGATGAGCCGTCAAAAAGTCCGCAGACATGAAACCTCCAGTAAGCAAATATGCGCGCCGATACGCCGAGACCCCGTAATGGCAGTTGTCCGATGATTTCGGACAACTCGACAATCGATCAACGAAAGCGAAAGCATGTAAGTTGAGAGTTGAGGTGGATCGCCCCGGCGCGACCAGCACCGGGACGATCCTTTAGGGGGGTGAATCAAGTAGGTTGGACAATACGAAAAAACGCGCCGTTTGGCGCGTTCAGGTGATTGGTCATGAGAGTGATTGTGGGGGCTTACAACGATTTACTGCGGGGAGTGAAGCTGATTCTATAACCCAAAGCCGTGTTTTTTGTCAAACCATCTAATATTGGCGGCCTGGATAGTAAGGAGTTAAACCGACTCGATAGCTGTCATAACCTCGTAGGCGCCAGCAGCATCAAACTCTTGGCCTGCAGCGTCGTGCTTCTTGCCAATGCTGTAGGCTATTTGTGCCGCCTCCCTGAAAGCGTTCTTCCTGCCGTCCAGGATCTCGACCCTGTGGCGTTCAATCGGTATGAACTTCTCGGTCATGTAGTACCTGGCACCCTGCTTTCTTGCTGCGTCTACCTCGACCTGAAGCTTGTCACGATCGGACTCCAGAAGCTGGTACGGCTCAGCCTCCGTCATGCACGTACAGGCGTAGCGGCCATCAATCCTGTTGTAGAGCCAGCCAGTGCCGTCGCAGTCACCGCAGACGGGCATCTCTCCGTCCATCAGGTTGGCGTTCAGTCGCGTCAACCGCTCAATTTCATCAATGGCGGCTGAGGCCACCTTGACCACCGTGTCCTTATACGGCGAGGACGGCAGGCACTCCCCTATCATCCCCAGTTGTCTCTTCAAATCCCTCACTGCCCCCCTCCTTACGCGGGTTTAACACCCGCTCCAGCCTTACGGCTGAGCTAAATTCGTTATGCTACCGGGTTGTCACCTTCAGGTCTTGGCGGGTTCTTCACGTTACTGAAGATGCTTGCGGACCTGAGCGCGTCACCGATCGGTGTGCCGTAACCCCAATCACCAGGGGAGCCGAACGCCTGCGCAACTGATTTCCCGTCAATGATATGTGCCAGCACGCCCAACAGGTCTTTGGCGTCGTTGAGAGCATCGTAATTTTCTGAGCTAGACTCGAAGACATCCTCATCGGTGATTTCGTCAACCTTCGCCTTCAGATTCCGAACTGCATCTGCAAGTTTTTTTGAGTCCATAATTTCCTCCAGTTGTTATTTCTGTCCAAAGTCAAAAAGTGGTAACCCTGTCGGGCGGTACGGCGGTGGCGGCTCTTTTATCTGCACCGGCCTCGGTTCAGATTTTCCGGTCTCTTTAGCCACCACACCGCGAGCCCAGTTGATCACAGTTGCGAGACGGCTACCTTTTAAACCACCGTAAAGCAGCCCCTGCCATTCTTTCGAGTGCCGAGCAGTTCTGATCATCCTCGCGGCCGCCGTGCGGATCGCCACCGTACGAGAAACAAAAACTATCGGCTTCTTGGCGTACTCGTTTCTCTCGATAGAGAACACACAGCCATTTACAGAAAACCGGCCGTCAGCAAGGGCCACAATCCCGAAATGCCAGCGGGAGTCAATACGGAAGTCGAGGTCTCTATTAGCCCACCAACTTTCCGTGTCCCACAGATAGTGATTGTACGGGCGGACGCCGTCTATCCGCTCAATCGGGCCATTGTATGGTGATGGATCATTTGGATATGCCATAACCCCTCCCTGGTGCCGACCGGCGGCGGCACCCATCGATTCCGTTAAACCCGGGTCCACTTGACGCCAGTCGTCTCGAATCCGGGCTGATGCTTTACAGGTCGCAACTGATGCTGCTTGCGGAAATCCCCGCCGCAATGGTAGCAGTGGATGGTTGAAACTGCCGCACCGTCGATCATTCGCGCTGCGCGCTCCACGTTTTGGGAATTGCACTCAGGGCAGTAGTCGTAGGGGTTGCCTCTGCTCATGGCCGCACCGCCTCGACGTACTCCATGATTTCCTCGGCAGCGGCTTTGACCTCGGGCGATTCTTCATCCAGGTTGCCGTGCTCCAGCGTCCAGGTACAGACGATGTAGGAGAGCCGGGCCATTTCGCCCAGACGCTGGGTGTAGGAGCGCTCCAGGCTGGTGAACTCGTCTCGGCCATGCTTCATCCCATGCGCATACAGATTGGCCTCGTGTGTCCCGATCCCGCTGCCATCCTCCAACTCCAGGTATTCGGCCCCGACTGCCTCGTCATGCCGAATCCGCGACGGCCCGCGCTTGGTAGCGATGCACATGGTACAGACATCGGGGCAGACGCCGGGTTGCGTGCAGTCCAGTTCCACCATCGCTTTCAGCCGCACAACCTCATTACTGGAGCGGCACACTTCAGCGATGAGGCCCTTCAACTGGCCTACGGTGCACCAGCAATCACTACCGGAAGGACTGACCCAATGCTCATCCGGCGCTTTCGGATTGATGACGATCTCTTTCTTTTCCACCTCTCCCCCCCTTGCCAGGGGTTTAACCCGGCGCTTCTGCTCCGCAGAACTTGGTTCCGTTGCACCTATCCCTTAATGCCCTGCCAGATCATGTCAGCCAGAAACGCCAGCATCAGAAATAGGAAGCACAGCCAAACAATCGGCCAAAACGCCATGATGGCCAAAGACTCCAGCGGAGATGTCTGATCTAAGTGGCCGCTCTCCGCAGGCTGATAAAGCACGCTTGAGGTGAAGACTCCCGCCACAATGTACGTCGCTAACCAGAACGCGGCGCTCATGTCAGTTGCCCGCCGTCTTCATCCATCGGCCGCACCAGGGCGGCATTCTCAGGATTACGCTTCAGCAGCCCGCGCAACTCCAGATACCGGACCGCCATCACCACCCATTCCTGTTCCTCGCTGGACTCGGCGCTTGTCGTATCGTACCACCACGACAGCCGCGCCCCGGCTTCCGCCTGGCCCTCGCAGTAGCACTCGATATCGGAGCGCGCCGCGCCGTACGCTATCTCATGCGCCAGCCGCTCCAGTTCACAGGTATCTCGCTCGTTACCCATCACCCCTCCTCGAAAAGCCCCATCTGCTTAGGATCAACCGCATGCTGCCTGGTGTAGCTGTTATTCCTGGTCAAGAAAGCCACCAGCTCCGTGTAGCAAACCCGGCGTTCCCGTTTCAGCGAAAACGAATCAAGGCAATCCGGATGAACCAGACTGCCGTCCTCCCCCTTTTCGCAGCGGTTGACCAAACGCCAAAACGAAGCCTCGCTGATGCCGAGGAGAGTGCGCACCTCGCTCGACCGGTAGCTCCCCCGCATCGGCAAGCCCGCCGCTGCGATCATCCCCCTCAGCTTATCCTCAGCACTCAAGAGCTACCTCCAAATAGCCAGGCCCAAGCCTTGCCGACCAGGATCAAGGCACTGATGAAACATGCAGCCGTGAAGGGATCAGAGCCATCACGGAACGAGTAGGAGAGGGCGGCGATCAAGAAAAGGCAGACGATAACAACATGACCCGAATCCACCCCTACCTCCACTCAGCCGGTTTATGCATCCGGATGTACTCAGTGATTCCCTGATCGGTGTAGGGCATGATCCACCAACCCTCGCCGTACGCCTTTTTCATCCCGTTCTCGAACATCTTTTTCAGCCCCTCGATGGCGAGGTAAGCCTCCCTGGACGTCCGGATCCTGCCGCCCTTGATCCCCATCCGGATCTCAAGGAAGAGCATCAAGCCGTTCTCCTCGCGCCACTTGATCAGCTGCGCCACCTGGTCCACCTTTTCCAGCTCGCCCCTGGTGGCCAAGCCCACGATCTTGTCATCCGTCCGGCTGATCGGCTTGCGGGACGGCTTAGCCGGGGCAACCTTGGCAGGCTTTTTCCCGGGGAGCAGCGTAAAGCCCTTACCCTCCAGCTCCTTGATGAACTCGCTGGCCTGGTTGAAAGAGAGCTTGGTGCAAGACCGTACACCGAAGCGCTCCTCGAGCATGTCGTGCTCGGTCTCGCGATCGATCCCGATCTTCGCGCAAGCCATCTTGATGACCGTCTTCTGCTTGCCGTTGATCGGAAGATCCTTAAACTTGCGATAGCTGCACTGTTTCAACATAAGCCCACCCCCGTTCAATATTAAGCCGCCACCCTGGCAGTCAGAGCCTGGAGCTCCTCGATCGTCGCCCGAAGCCTGTGCATCTCGCCCAACTGCTGTGCGTTCAAGATCTTTAAATCCATATTTTCCTCGGAGAGCATTCGGATTTCCCTCCTTTGGCAAGCCTCCAAAGTCGTAAGCGGCTCAAGCATTCGTTACCTCCAGCGGCAACAGCATGCTCTCTTGAGAATCAGCTCCCTTCGCCCTATCAGGCGATACCAGCACCTGGCTCACAATGGTTGCATAGAAAGGACACACGGGACACTTCACCGCGCAATAGAGGCCGTCCTGAGCCCCGCCGGCATCAGACCGATACTTATTCGGCTTTCGCCGCACCTGGAAGCGCCCATGAACGGAACACTCCCCCACGACTTCAACATAGCTGGCAGGTTTACCTTTCATCCGTCCCCTCCTTCAGGCGCTCAGCCCACCAAATAGCCGCCTCCCGGAGGAACTCGCTAACCGACAAATGCCCCTTAGCCGCCGTCCGGATCGTCTCCGCCATCCCATCATCCGTGCGGAAAGTGAACACCTGGTACCTGGGATTCTTCACCATTCTACCCATTGGCCACCTCCCGGGGAGCAAGCAAGCGGGCCGAGAGCGCCTTAGCCTCCTCGATGTCGAACAGCCGGTAGAAAGCCGGAGAAGTCTTCTTGACGCACTCGCAGCGGAACCCGTTCTCCCGCAGCTCGCAAGCCGCTGAGGAGACCGCACAGATATTGGCACCCCTAATGATCTCCATCGTAGAGCGCTCCTTGCCGTCCAGCATCAGCGCCAGAAACCGCTGCAGCCGCTCACTGTTCCGGTAAAGCGCGTAATGGATAGTTCCTTTCGTGTGATCCATAATCCCCTCCTGATCAGTCCGGCAAATCAGCAATCAGCCCTAAAACAGCCCCAGATCCTTTATCAACTTGTTAGCCTCAGCACGCTCAACCGCGGTAAGCTTCTTCTTGGCATGCAAGACCTTCAGCCGGGCAAGCTTGTTGTTTCGGGTCTTGATCTGCCGGTTCTTACGTGCGATCGAGGAGTTCGCCTTTACCTCCTCAAACACTTTCTCGATAATGACATCGGTAAATCCGACCCCGACAACCACATTTGCCAGCCCCATTGCCAGCGCCTGAGAATCAAAGCCCTTAAGCCTCTCAAACAAAGCATTCACCGTTGCATCCAGTTCCTCTTTGCTCAAATCGAAAGAATTTCGCAAGATATCCCCCTGAGTAATTTAACGATTGGAATAAGGGGCGGAGCCAGGCTCCGCCCTATGCGTTCACTGGTCAAACATCGTGCCGCGCCGCGCGAGGTGAGAAGCCGTTTTTCAACCCCCCAGTTCTACAGTCTATGTACGCGTTGATTCCCACCAGATCGTGGGAGAAATCACTTATTCTAGCAACAGCAAGCTTGGGCAAATCAAGGGGGCACCCGTTGGCATGCACGGCCGTGATATCCATGCTAAGCTCCCTCGCATTTGTCCGGCGGTAAAGGCCTTCCAGTATGGCTCTCTCTACGATAACCGTAATCAACATCCGGTCCCGTTCCGACACCTTAAAACTAACGTTTTCAGTAAACACGATGCCCCCTTTACAGCGCCGCGATATCCAGCGGTATAGCCACGTAAGCGCCGGTCTCATTCCTCTCGTAGAGCCGGATCTGCCGCTTCTTGCTCGTCACGATCAGCGCCGCGTCAACGATATCCATCCCCTCATTCCAGAGCGGATTGGTGATCTTGAAGCCCCTGAGCCTCAGCACCTCGCTGACCCGGATCTTTCCGTCGACCAGCTTGAATGCGGCCGAGAGGAGCGTGCGGAGATCCGCCGCATTACTGTCCAGCTCCTCGTTGCCGTTGGAGGCCGCCATATCGTCCAGCGCCTCGCCCAGCTTCTTTTCCGCCATCTGCAGCTCCGGCCCGAAGTCGAGCTTCTTCTGGATCGCGATGATCAGCTTGAACTTTTTGTCGATGGTGAAGAAGGACATGTTGCCTTCCTTCCCGCCGCGCTTGATCCCGTGTTTCTCATTCAAGAGCGCCAGCACCGTCTGGACGTCCCGGAAGTTGTACCCCTTGAAGCGCTCGATCTTGCCGGCCAGGCTTTTCCAGATCACCGCGACCCCCAGCACCAGGTCGTGATAGAGCAGCTCCGTCTCGTGGATGTTTCTGACTAGCACAAGGTCGTCATTGCCGTTCTTCATCCTACCGTCCACCACCTGCGGGAACTCCGCCTCGTAAGCAAGACGCAGGCTGTTTTTCAGCACCCAACCCACCCCGGCCGGAGAAGCAGCCCGCTCAGTAACCTCGCCCCAGGTGATACGCCCCAGCACCTCAGCATCGGTGACACCATTGTGCACGAAAGTACGGATTCCCTGGTCCGCCGCTTCCTTGGCCTCCTTGCCGGTCGTGTGATACTGCATGCCGCCTACATCCGAATAACTGTAAAAATTCATCCCCTTCTCCTTTCCATTTTGTTTGTCCACCGCGTTCACTTGCCACCCCTCTCCAGGAGCGGACACCCAGTCATCCTGCCGTCCACCATCCCCCCGAAATAGATCAGCCGTTGCGCCTTTTTCACCGCCCGATAATCCGACTGTTTCCGGGGGCCCCTGTAGTTGACATGCTTGCGAAACCAGATCTTCAGCCTCTCGTGCCCACCCTTCAACATAGCAGCCCCTCCCATGATTAACGTCGCCGCGCCAGGCTTCACATGTGTCCCGATCGCGAGCAGCTTCATGAGCCCGCACCGGCCTGCAAAAGCCGCCCAGCAGCCACCTCGATCTCCCCCAGCTCATCCATGCTCATAGGCTGATTGCGCAACTGCTCCAGCAGGAAAAGCGCCACCTTCGCAATGGAAACCGTCTCCTCCTGGGGGACACCGCGAGTCACCGCCCGACCCGCGATGCCGAAGATCGCGACATCGATCTCAACCGGCAGGTTGCGCGGCACCGTGCGCCGGACCGAGATCTCCCGGCCGTCTTCGCCGATCACCTCGAAAAGCGCCGACACCATCAAACCCCGCTGCCGGAGCCAGTCGCCAAGCGACTCCCGGGACTCCACATACCCGGTCACCCCCGCATAAAACCGGTCGAAATCAACCGGCAACTCGCCGTTACTGAGCGCCCTGGACACCAAAGCCTTGCTGTAACCGGTGAAGCGCACCAGCTCCGCCTGGGCGAGCCCGCAATCCTTCATTGCAGCCTTGAGTCTCAGCATGCGGCGGCCTCCTTCTCATCATCCTTGCCGCTCTTGCGGTTCAGCACGCTCGCCAGCGCCTGCTTGCCGGAGATCGGAGCCGCCGCGGCCTTAGCCAGGCTCTTCGGCAGTGCCGAAACGCTCTGCTCAGCCACCTGGAGCACGTCCTGGAGGGTTACCTCTTTCCGTCCATCGGCCACGGCACGGTTCAGGACCCGGACGATCAGCGCCTGCAGTTCCAGCCAGTTTGCCGCCTCTGGGAATTCCCCCATGGCCTGGAGGGCCTCCTCTTCGAAGTGCCGGCCGACGGTGGCCTTTATGTACGACGCCGCCTCCTGGCTGGAAAGCCCCTGCATGCGGACGGTGTCGGAGCGAAGCGCCACCTCCGAGACCCCCGCCCGGGCCATCGGGTCGCTCTGCGCCACCAGGACGATGGTGAAAAGCTCGCGCTCTCCCCACCAGTCGATCTCTCGGAGCGTTTTCAGACTCTTCAGGGTGGCGGAGTGCATCCGCTGGGCCTCTTCGATCAGCAAAACGACCTTCCGCTTCTTCCCGGACTCCCCGATAATGGGGCGGAGCTGCCTGGCGCGGATCTCCCCGTTAGACTTAGGAAGCTCCTGGCTCAAGTCGAGGACCAGGGCGCGTTCTATGTCGCCGATCTTCACCGCGCTCTTGTCCAATTTGGCAACCATGACCACCTTGGCGCCGATCTTGCGCAGCGCCGCCTTGACTGCCTCAGTCTTGCCGAACCCTCGCTCGCCAACGATGCTCACCATGGCGTTCGATTCCACCGCCATAGTCAGGATCCGCCGCACCCTGAGGCTGTCCCCGGTCTCGAAGTTATGCCCCTTGAGCGGGTCGACCTTGTATCCGAGGTTGCAAAAAAGTTCCAATCGTGACATATCCATACTGTTCTCCTTTCCTCCCGTTTAGGGCCCTCATGGTTGCCGCCATGGGGGCCGCGCCATCAAATCGCTACACTTGCCTGTTCTGCCTGTACTTCTGCCGCCAAGCCGATCACATACCGCCGCGACAATCCGTTTTCCCGAATGAGCGCAGCCACCTCCTCACTGTTTCCCTCTTCCAGGATGACCCCTGACAAACACTGGAAGTCGGCAAGCGCCTCCTTCAGCGAGCAGTAAGAATCCAAATCGAGCGGGTTTTGCAGCGGTTTCACCTCCTTAACCCTGGTAGGAATCTGCAGCACATTCACCGGCGCCGCCCTGTCCTCCGTATAAAGCGTATTCTTCAGCCCTTGCAGCTCCACAGCCGCCTTGCGTACCTGCTGATAACCGCTCTCCGGAGCCTCCGAATACTCGCCCAACCTGTTCGGCGTGAAGTCCTCAACCTCGTACTTCTCGCCCGTCGCCTGGGACACCACCACCGTCTTGTTCTCGAACATCCCCTGATAGACCCAGACCCATGCGTCGTGCAGCCCTTTGACCTCGTAAATCACGTTGTCCAGGGAGAAGCAGCCGTCCTGGCCAACCTTGCGCGACCAACGCTTGACCACTGTCTTGATCGCGTCCTCAGGCAAACCGATCGCGCCGCCATACTGGTTGATCTTGAGCCACGCCTGGCGCCGGCTGATTGTGCGCTCGTAGCGGTGCTTCATCTCGTTGTAATCCCGCTGGTAGCGCCGGAAACGCTCATTCAGCTCCGACAGCGGAATCTCGAATTTCTTCCAGTCGCTCTCGGCAAAGAAGGGCAGTTCGAAACGCTGCCACATGGTCCGCCAGGGGCGCTCGATCTTGCCGTGAGCATCCTTGTTCAGCACCTCCGAAGGGGCAATCTCGATCCCCAACCGCTCGAACCACTCCGGGATCCCGTCCGAGCTCATCATCGGCCCGTGGTCGCCCTTGATCTTTTCCGGTAGACCGAAAAGCTCCTTGTCAGCGTTCTGTGACCAGGCCCAACAAAGGAAGTCCAAGTTATCTCCCGCGCTCTCGCCCAGGGCCGCGATATAACGCGCCACATGGAACCCCGAATAATCATCCACAACCCCGTAGATCCACGGGCGCAGCCGGATCGGCACCGGCTTGTTCTTGTAATCCTTAGTGCCCCCGTAGATCCGGAGCATGAAATCACCACCGGGGAGTTCCCGGTGCACATAGAAACAGTTGGAAGACGACGCATCCACATGGTGCATCTCGTTGGGGCGGTCTGCCTGAAAACGCTCGATCCGGCGGCGCTGTTTGTTCGCGCCGATCTCCCTGATCACCCGGTCGAAAGTCGCCACATGCGCCATCCCTAGGGGGATCAGCCCATTAGCCACGGCGATCTGCACCGCATCCTTCGTCGTGATCTGTCCGCGGTGTTCAGGCGGCCGATTCTTCACCTGGGCAACCAGGAGCGCAGCCTTCTCGATATCCTCGATCTGGCGTTTACCCTCCCGCTTTTTGCCGGTCCGCTTACCGCTGGCCGGAATCGAGCGGTACAGCGTCTGGTAGCTCATACCGAGGCGCTCAGCCCAATCAGCCACCACCCTAGTGCGGCCGCCCTTTGGGGAAGCAGCGAGATCAGCATTCATCATGGCCAGCACGGCCGGATCGATCGCTTTTGCCATGTCACGCCTCGAAGAGATTAACGGCCCTTTCCCAGCGGGTGCGGAGATCGGAGAGAGCAAGCTCGATAGTCTGCAAATGCCCCTCAACCTGACCCATGATGATCGGTTCCTGTTGGACCCTTTCATCCACAATAAAGCTCGATATCAGAGCCACCGAGGAGAGCACCGCATCCTTGATCCCCTCCAGTTGCTCGGTAGCGAAAGAGATATCCCTCTCCTCCGGGTCAAACGGCTTAAGCCTGCGCACCTCCTTCACCAGCGCCTTGACCTCAGCCTTAAGCCCCTTGGTCTCCTCATCAACCACGCCCTTCACGTCCTTCTCCAGCCTCTCCACCCGCTCGGTCAGCTTGGTCCGGCTCTCCAGGACCCGCTCGATCGCCATCTGCAGATCCTCGGCATGCTCCTCGTTGATCGGGATAGTCTCCTCCCCGATGGTGATGCACTCCGCGTCGATGATCACCGAGCCGTCAATAGCGAGTTGGCGCAACTTGCGCAAATCCCGGTAGCCGACGCCAAAAGCGCCAACCGTTGTCGTAAATGCTTCGCCAAAAATCGCCAGATTATCAAGGTCAAGCTCCACCTTCTGTCTCGATGAACCTATATATTTACAGAACTTATCCCAAGTCCCGACGTTGGGAAGATCCTTATAGATCTTGGTTTCCCTTACCTGCTTGATCCAGAGCAAACCGCCAACGTTGGCGAAATCGGCCACCATCTTGACGCCCTGGATACGGCCGATAACCTCGTGACACTCCGCGATCCGCTTTTCCCTCTCAACCTGCTCCACCGCCCGGTTGTCCTCCACCTCGCGCTCATGCTGGAGAGTGGCGATCTCCAATCCCGTAACGCGCTCCTGGCGGTTGGCTGTATCCAAAACAGCCTGATCGCTCACCACCTCCAAATCCCGAACTCTCTTGCCGCCCATCTCAAACCTCCAGTGTTGTAATTTCACGTTCGATGCAAACCTTCCGATCCTTCAGCCCCTGTAGATAAGCCGCGTACAGCCCACTGATACGGCCGCCCGCCTCGAACAGCTCCCCGGTCACCCGCACCCACTTGCGCTCGATCGCCGGCTGCAGATGGCTCATCACCGTCCCGTGAGGCAGATCCAGCGCCTTCGCGATCGCGGTCCCGGAAACCGGCCCCATCTGCTGATGCAGGAACTCCATAATGTCGATGAACTTGTAATTCGACTGAACGGCGTTGTAAGTCTTTCTAGTCATTTAGGCACCTCCAACGAGTCTTTCAGTAATACGTTGATCTCCGCGTGGAGTTCGACCAGGCCCAAGTGGAAACAAACAGTGCGCAGCGCCAGCAAGGCATACCATTTCTGCATACAGAAGTTCTTCGACAACGACTCAATACCGTACCGCACCGCCTGCTCCCGTTCCGCCAGCTCTTTCGCACTCATAACCTGCCTCCATTAGCTATTTAGCCGTTGCGAACAACCTTCATCTCTGCTAACCTGCCGTCCTTACATGTCACCCTAGCAGTCCGCTCCCTAAGCGGCCGGCCGCGCCGATCGTAGCGGCTGGGCCAGATCTCGGCAGCACGCACCCCAATGATCTCGGCCACTATCCGCTCAATCTGTGACCAGGGCTTATGCAGTACGGAGTTAGGGGCGTTCCGGACATACCCGTTTTCTCGGGCAACCCTGGCAAAGGTGTACCCCTTCTTAGCCAGCGCAGCCTTGATGTCAGCCGGATGCCAGTCAGCACGGGCCTTGTGATTTGCACTCATAACAGCTCCTTTTCTGCTTCTTTAACTATTGGTTCGGCAATCTTTTCCAGAGATTTCATGTAGAAGTAGGGACCCATAAAGGCAATCAAATCCTGCCACCAATGTTCGTATGAGCGGTTAATGCCACAGACAATTAGTATGGCGGCCCACAAAAAACTACCCACGATAGCCGCCAATACTAATCGCAATACATTTCTCACGAGGTTTGACATGAACTTTCCTCCTAAAAGCTTTACTGAAGCCGCTTGGGAAACGCTTGGTGCCGGCACTGTCACTGGGACGTTCTTGCTTGCCAAATTTTTAATCAAAAAATATCGAAAGCCAAAGAAGCCGCCTGTCACCGATTGTCTTCCCGAGTTCGCCGACTCCTCTTGCAAGGACGCCGACCAGGATTGATCTTCTTTTTTTGACTTTCCGAAACTTAGAAGTAAAACTTATAAACGCGATAATAAACGAATCGTTTATTTAATCAAGAGAAAAATACACGAATGGTGAACTTTGTTTTAGTGGTAGATAAAATCATGAAACTCAAGGGCCTGAGAAGCGAAAAGGATGTTGCTAAAACCCTTGGAATCTCGCCTCAAGACTTCAGCAACCGAAAGAAGAGAGGCACCCTTTTGCCCGTGGTCGTTGAATGGGCAATAAACGAAAGAGTGAACTTAGATTGGCTACTAACAGGCGAGGAGCTAACAGAAAAGAGGAAGGCGAGCCCTGTCGTGAAACTGATCGACCAGGTGCTTGAAGACATGGATGAGGAGACACAGAGAGAGGTTCTAAAATACACTGAGGAAAAGAAACTGCTAGGACGGCTAAAAAGGCTGGTTTTAGATAAAGAGGCTGGCTGGGTCGCGATCAACCTGGTAACCTTAATGATATTCCCGACCCTGATAATCCTGGCGCTGGTAGCTTACAGCCAGCTTAGCGGCCCAACAGCCCTAGAACTGCTTCGCCAGCAGCCGAAATGGTTCTTTTCCTTCCTAGCCTGCGTAGCCCAAAATCCGATCGCATTCATCGAGCTCACAAGGAAGCGCACTATGTCATGGAAGGTGTTCCAGCAATAGCCATCAAAGATCTACAGGGGAGGGACAGACATGAAAGGTTTTATATTGGTAACATGTTTTCTGATGCTATTCCTGCCTGCCATCGCTCATTCAGACGCAGCGACAATGGACACGCCCAGCGGGGCATTGATGGCTGAAATCGAAGCTAAAATTTTAGCCAAGGACTTTGATAATGCCAAAAAGCTAGTCAACTCGCTACCTGGCAGTAACTGGCAACGGGATGCGGATATTAATGACGTTATATCCTATTTCGAAGCGCTAGAGTCGTTCCGCTCACTTGTGTCAGCGCCCGGCAAAACATCTGAAGCCATAGCGGCTTATGCGCCACTGGTAAATTGTTACAACCATCTACCAGACCCCCTCCTTTTTTCTGAATACATGGATGGGTTTATAGAGGGCTCGATAGTAAAAAGTGAACGATATATGAACGATGTCTGCGGGGATGATTATCAAAATATAAAAGTGGGGATGAAGCTGTCGCGGGTACAACAATGCTATGGCGAGGTCTTTCTCCGTGGCCAGGTTAAAACAAAAAACGGCATAGTCGACCAGTACGGAAGAGGCGGCCTCTGGCTCTATGTAAAAAAAGGCCGTGTAATTGCCTGGGGAGAGTAGGTGATGGAAACGATGAACTGGTACAGCATAAGGATTACGCGAGATGATCAATTGAGAGGCAAGGCCGATCGTCTGGTTGGCGAGATCCAAGACCTTTTCCGACTTCTCGACGCCGATCCGTCACGGGCTGTCTACTCTTCGCCCGTCAACGACCAAACAGTAAACCTCTACTTCTCCCCCACGGCCGCCGCCTGTGCCATGGATATCATACTTAAGTACTGGGGGGCTGAGTCCGCGGCTCCCCCGTCCACCGCAAAGCTCGTTTTCGGTTCATCAGAAGCGCTCACCCAACCCCCCGACCTCGCCGATAAAAGAAAAGGAGGCTAGCGCCTCCCCGGTACCCGGAAATCAATAAATTTTCAACGGTCGAACGCCATCAACATTTTCTTGATGCGTGGTCGATTTGCCCCCAGTGTAAAGCATCTGCCAAGAACCCCCAAACACGTTTATCAAGATTCTGAGGAGTTAGTTATCCCACCCCCCTTGTCACCAGGCTCAGCACAAGGCAAGAACACGCGATACCGACACCTCGCCGATAACCTAGCTGCTTCGGCATTAAACTGGATCAAGTAATTACCATGTTCGCGCACATCGAAGACCTTGTAGAAGCTAGCGACCAAGGAAATGATGTCCCGCGACAACGGGTCCGCTGGGATGTCGATTTCTTGCTGATGAATCCCTATTGCCCCGCGCTCATATCGCATGGGAGTCATTAGATCAACCGGATTGGTTCGTCCACGCTCTTTAATCTCGACGGAGTAGGTGAAGCGGACTCGGTCGGAGCTATCATCAAGAGTCACTCCGATTGCAGACGCCAGTATGCTGCTTTCCCTCCTAGAGAGGTAAAATCGACTCCGATGCAATCGCGCTGGATCTGAGTAGATGATTGTTGAAATGTCTTTCAAGCTATCTAAGTAAATAAAATCACGACTAAATTGAGGCATTGCCTCTGGGGAGTAACTGGGAACAAAGTTCTCTGGTAGGCAGGGGCGAATGACAAACCGATACTCATGCTGATACGTGTAGCTCCGGCGCTTGGCGAAGGGCAAGATCCCGGAGTTTGTGAATAGAGCGTTACACTCACGTGCGTCGTAGGGGTCGTAGTAGTGGGCTCTTCCCTCGCTAATCTCGATCTCATCGGCTTGGTCACGCCACTGTGGCACGAGATTGGCAACCCCCCGGGCAAAACGCCGCGAGAACTCGTCCTGGTCCGTAATGACGAGGCAGGCCATAGGTTCCCCTGTGCCACCGTCCGCAGCCTCACCTCCGAAGTTACCAAACAGTCGCCAGTCATAGACGCATGACAAGCAGAACATCAAGTAGTCCGTTTTCTGATGGATATTAACGTCTACAACATCTGGGTTCCCAGACCATGGGCGCACCGATGCATCGTTTTCAATGATCAAATCCTCGGCAAGCAGCGACAGGCGGATACACAGCTCGTTTGAGTCGCTGCGGGCGGCGTCGAGTACAAGGTCCGTAGTTGACGCGCACCGCAAGAAGATTTCTCCTTTAGAACGTAAAGATTCGATGTAGCTCAGCTTGTCGTACCGGTAAAATTCCCGCCCGCGCGTAACCCCGGCTAACTCTCGTGGGGTTGAAAAGCCAAGAGGGGGCAGGTGGTCCAGCACACCCTCCTCAATCACGGTGCTCGCGCCGCGGATGGTTAATTCTTCAACGGTGTGCGCAAGTCGATCCCGCCAGTAGTGGATATAGCGTGTGTTGGCGGAATATCGGTTGTGCCGTGAGACGTAGACGACATTGCAGATGAGGTCGCCCGCTCGACGGCGCAGTGCCTCCTCCGAAAGATGCCGTAGGTAACGGCGCGAATGGTACTCGGCGCGCTGCCGCCGCTCATGACAGGTGTAGGAACGGACACGTTCAACGTGTGCTGCTGGGAACGTAGCGTCGCCGAGAATAGCTTCGTCCGAAGCCACCTGAATTGCGGGTGCAGGTCGAACTCTAATAGCAATGTGATCCATGCAACTAATGGTTCCTTTTTTCTTTGTGCCCAACCCGGGAGTTGACCGACTCGTGGCCGGTCAAACTTCCTTGTTAGGATCACGCTCCCTCAAATTTTCTGACTCAACGTCTCCGTTGTCCTCTTTGTAACCACTTAAGAGAAAACGGAACGTCCCCTTTATGCCCTATTGTTGGGCGCCTGGGGCGGCGCCGACATATCGAACGAATCTTGTAAGCGCTTCCAGTAACTGAGCGAAACGATGGACATTCAACTCGCCGGAGGTATTCGTCCACGTGGAACTGATCTCCAGTTGAATGCAGGGTACCCCACGGGCTGACACCCACTTTGTAACGGTCGCGTTTTTCGAGGCGGAGAAGTAGTCCTGGGAGAAGTTGGCGAGCCCGGCGGCCCGTAGATCCTCCGCAAGAAGGCGAAATAGAGAGAGTTGGCCTATCAGCGACTGTCCGCCCATGGTTCCAAAGTCAACGTCATATGGGCGGTGCCAATGGGAGGTATGAAGATCAAGAACTAGCAGCGGTTTCTTGGAGGCAAGAAGATCTTCTAACTTCGCCTTGTAGGCATTGTTATCATAGTAATTGGGATCCGATGGGCTCTTGTACGTCGTGTAAATCACAGTCGCACCCGTCAGTCGATTTAGCGCCTCTGCTAGCGCCCCCGTTCCAGCATCCGCAAATTGGTGGGCGCCTCCTTCTCTCGTAGGCGTGGTAGCGTGAGGGGCACTGATTAGGACTGGCGTGCTACCATCAATTACCTCAAACCATGACGCACCAGCGGGAGGATCTTCGTTGTAACGTTTCTTGAGGTTTTGTTCGAATTCGATCGCTACATCAATATCTTTGATTCCAACGATGGCGCGGGGGAACAAGATCGCGCCTTGCTCTGGGGGGCCGGAAGATGAAGGAAGCGAAGCACATGAGACCATCAGTGAAACAAGGAGAAGAATTGAACTGACTTTTATGGCCTTCATGCATCTTCCTCCTTTTTAATGCGCACCGGGTAGGAGGGGAGCCTTGCGGCTCCCGCCCCCCCCTAAGAACCGGACTTGAAACTTTCGCTTCATCCGGCTCAGGCATTCTCAAAGGACGCCCTTGTTGGACGCCCCGGCTCTGTTACCTCTTTTGTCGGCGACCATGGCCTTGCGCTCGCGGGCTGAATTGCCCACTACGCCCATAGATTCTTTGTTGAGCTTGCGCCGTGCAAAGTACCTCCCCTCTTCCTTCACGTAGGGGTTGGCGTCGGCCTTGATCTTGACGTGTCGTCGTATGCTCAGGGACTTGAGGCGGAATACCTCATAATTGCGTAGTTCCCCCTTGGCGGTTTTAGAGGCGACCGTAAACGCCCGTTCGTGTCCGGGAACCCGCCAATATTGGCGATCCAGCCATCTCCGGGACTTTCCTTGGTGTCTGCGGTACACCATGCGCCTGAGTTGTTCCTTGACATACTTGTCGACAATTACAAAAGTCTCCCCTGCCACCACATGGCGGTGGTAGTTCCCCCAGCCGCGAAGCGTTTGGTTCAGCTTCCTGACAAGGATCGGCAATGGCGCGCTGACGTATTTGCGGATTAACGTTCCCACCTTTCGTTTGAGGGCGAGGACTCCCTCCTTGGCCGGGGTGATGTGCAGTACATTGCCGGTCTTGCGATAGGTTTGCCCGAGGAACGTGAAGCCGTGCTTTATGTGCGTGATTGCGGTCTTCTCCGGTGCTAGCTGGAGCCCGCGATCGGCCAGGAACCTTTCAACCGCCGGTCTGATGGACTTTTCCAGGAGACGGCGTGATTTGCCCGTCACTATGAAGTCGTCAGCGTAGCGAATGAAGTTGATACGACACCGCCGGGGGACTGCATTGCGGATGACCCGCTCCAATCCGTCGAGTGTCATGTTCGCGAGCGTGGGGCTGATAATCCCACCTTGCGGAGTTCCTTTGTGCGAGGGGTATAGGATGCCATCTTCGATATACCCCGCCTCAAGCCACTTGCGAAGAATTTCGCGGTCCATTGGGATGTTTGTCAACAACCAGTTCTGACAGATGTTGTCGTAACAACCCGCAATATCCGCTTCCAGAACCCACGGTGCGGAGTTCGGTTTGCCCAGTGCGTTGAAAGCTGCCGCGGTAGCGTCGGCGCATCTGCGGCCTTCCCGGAACCCGTAGGAGTTGCCGTCGGCCATGGTCTCCGCCACCGGTGTCAGTGCCAGCTTGTACAGCGCCTGCATTGCCCGATCAGACATCGCGGGAATCGAAAGCGGTCTTTTCCGTCCATTCTTCTTCGGAATGTAAATCCTTTTCAGCGGTTGCGGCCGGTAGCCACGTCGGCGCAGGCTGCGAACAGCCAGCCATCTGGCCTTGGCGGTCTTCCAGAGAACACCGTCGACGCCAGGGGTTTTCTTGCCTTTGTTCGAGGTCACTCGTTTGACAGCCAAGAGCTTGGCGTGGAACGAGTGGGTCAGCAGGTGTTGCAAGGACTTCACCTTGTTCCACCTTTCTTCCTTCACAGCCTTCGCGATACGGATTTGCAGCCTCCTGACTTCCCGGCGGGCCTTGATCCAATCGATCTTGCCCCATGATCCGGTCTTGTCTCTGGGCGCACCGGCCGAAGCCGCCATTTGCTTTCCCATCTTCAGAGGTTCTCCAAATGATCTCGCAACGGAACACCAGTCGGACGTGGGCGCGCCGTTTCGCCGGGGTTGTGGAAGGACGTTCCCCGGTTTTCGCGCTAAGCCATGTTTCATGCTCTATCCATCCCGTTACAGAAATGGCATTCGCTTTTTCCGACCTCTCAATTTCGCCCCTCCATCTGCCTGCCTTACGGTCGGCTTGCCCTGCATCGCGAGACAGGGCGGAGTGGCGACATTTCCACGTTCCGCGTGATTAACTTGACGGACAACTTAGGTGCGGTCTGAACGCCGGTGGCTCAACGATCCCGTGCAAGCATGTTGGCGACTTGCAGCCTGTCCACGCATGTAAGCACTTGGAAACATGCCTACACCCTGTTGACTCCGGTAGGGTGGTTCCCTTCTGACGGCGCGTCAACGACCATTCATCTAATTTCACCATATTGCCCAGCCCTAGCCCTTAACCGGATGGAGTTATCCGGAGGGGTTCTCCTGTCGCCATTCGAACCCAATTCGGTACATTGTCAGCGGGCTTCGTACCAAGTACACAGCGCGTACCCAGCACGCCGCTTAGGGCGCTGAAGGGGATACTTCAGGTTCTTGTTATCCGTGAAACATTATTGATATCAAGAACATATAATCACGCGACATCGTGTCGCGACCAACGTCTCAAGGCTGACCGGCGATGGCCGGTCCTGCCGCTGGTTGGGACCTCCGTCGAGTTATCAATATATAAATACCCGGTCCCATCCGCGGTCCTTACCATTTAGGTGGACCTACCGTATATTAAATGGTGCCTGTCCCCCTCGAACGTCGCCCCTCACTGGTCGAGCTTTTACCGCAGAGTGGAAGGGAAAAGCTGCAGAGGGATCAAATTATTCAAACAACACATATAAAATATGGCTACTCGCTGAAGGACATTGCAGTAACTCTTGACCTGCATTACACAACCATCAGCAAAGTGATCAACCGGAAAAAGTGATTTCCCAAGACCTGCCCCCCGCGCCCTTTCAGTAGCCACCAGATTGATAAACCACTTGCAACAGCTGAAATAATTAGCGCGAAATACTGATTTCTCCTGAACATATTAGGGTACACATATTTAGTGAAAATGAAGGCACACCCAAAGAAAGCAAAATACGTAATGGAGTACGTTGTCGATGAGTAAATGTCAAAAGCGGTTAGTACAGCTTTAGTGACAGTGACAACCGAAACGATCAATAAGATGAAGAAGATACTCGTCAGAAACTTTTGTCTCAATTCGAACTCCCAAACCAGTTCACGACTTTGTCGTCCGTTTTTTCCAACGGGCGCCCGCCTGACCTGCCGCCCCGCAGTTTGGGCGGCCAGGTCGTGGCGGTAGTTATGCTCCGAAAGGGTTGAGCCCCGCTACCGCCGTTTGAAGGTCCTTCGCAATTTCCAGGCTCTCAAGTGTTGATCGCTTCCCTGTCAATGAGAGTGAAATCTCTTTTAATATCTGATTTTCGATTTCTTGGATGATCATATTTATTGAGAATGGGTTTGGCTTGTCACCAAGAACTTTCGTTAGCGGCTCTATCTCAATGACATTCCTAAGAATTTGCTGAATCCCTGAATCTTCTCGCCAGCTTATGATTTTACCTTTCTCTTTTCCATCGACTATTAAGTGAGCCACACGGCTTAGGAAAGCGCGATAAATGAAAAATCGGAGCCACAACATTTCGCCTAAATATGGTCTATCTGCTTCAATCTTCTTTGTTTTCTCGATTGCCTCCATGATGTGGCGGTCGGTAAGCGATGACACCGATGCAGCAATTGCATTCCCTTTCTCCAGGACATCCATGTACTCATCAGGAAGTAAAATGCTGTAGAAGAATGGAGGCCCTGAAAGGTCCTCACGCAACTCGAGTACGGCTGCCCATAGCCTGTCAGCAGCATCAGCCCGACGTTCATATAGTTTATCTTGCCCGCTAGTCAGACTAGCCAGGCTTTTATCAAGCAATGTCCGGTTCTCTTGCAGCCCGTGTCTGACCTGTTCCAGTTCTTTTTGTTCAGCCCTTCGCCAATTCGAAAGCACCTTTTCATTTGCGAGTTTCCCGATAAAAGTTACTATAGCGATAGCAATAACCGACCATCCACCGAGTAAAGCAATCACGTATCCAAGACTCATAATCATCCTTCCATTCTGCATAACGGCCGGAAGTTGACCGGCGAGGCCGGTCTAACTTCCTGGTTGGGATCTCTAAAGTCCGTCCAGTATAAGGGCTGGCAAAGTTCTCAATATATTAATACCCGGCCCCATCCACTCCCTAGCGTTTGAGTTTAACGCACAAGTCCGCAAATTGCTTGCCGAGTTGCGTAACGATCAAACTCCTACGCTCGATGGTGAATTTCCATTCAGGGTTGTTTTCAATATGAGCTCTAGTACTCTGAACTTCAGGTGCAATCTCGAGAGGCTCATAAACGCCCACTCCAGTGTATTCGACCATGGCAGGTACGTCTGCCAACCCAAGGCGGCAGAGATTATCTATATACGTTGGTGTTAATTGAGGGTACTCCACACCGGCCTGCTTTCCCAGCAGCGAAAAATTAACAAGCAATGCCTGGCCACCTCGTTTTTCAGCAGTTTCGTTTTTGTAATCCCAACGAACGTTAATTGTCGGAAAAGGCATGTCATGTACAAATAAACCTACTAGTTTTGCTTCATCTGCAGTGAGTTGTTTAATGATTTCGACAAAGGCGGGATGTGCTCCGGCTGCAGTAGCCTTATCCATTGCGGAAGCAAGTAGGTTTGCATAAAGATCACTCAACGACGTTTCATGCCCAGTATAACGGAGAGATTCGAGCAGAGGTCCAGCAATATTTGGTTTTGGTGAAATTATATTCTCCGGGGGAACATTTTTCAGTCTTTCGGCTACTTTTGTTGAGATGAAATCTTTTATCTGGTCGTAGCCCCAGACTAGTGCACTGATTGGTGCAAGAGCAATATGGACAGTTTTAACAACCGTTTCCAAGGCTTTGCCAAGCTCTTTGGCTGCAGGTTGCAGTGCGTCTTGATAAACAGGAACTGCCTTTGCGATACCTGCCACAGCGCCAACAACATCCCCAATTTCGTTTCCCACGATGTCCTCCGATCCAAATCTTTTAGAAGGGTGTGATTAAGCTACGTCCAGTCACCAGTTGTTGATTCAGCCACATAGCTTTTATCAACCACCACCTTTTGAATGGTTTTGTCCTCCAACTCGTTATTCACCGGAAATTGTCACCATCCGCCCTCGGCGCGCCGCCGAAATAAAAATTCTTATACACCCCATTGACGCAAGTTGCTGATATGTCAGAATCTCAATATCCGAAAACGGTTCCAATCGGGGGGATGGCCAGAAAACTGTCCATCCCCCCATAAACGTTTCCTGATCAATTAGAATAGATGGATGCTCTCATGAAAAGGCATTGCGCTGCCGTAAATTAGACCGCACTATATAGATGTCTTCTATTCTTGTCAAAGGCGAAACAATGGACGGCATCCCAAACTCACTTCTGTCAAAATTCGTGAGCCATCTAAAGTTGTCGAGGATTCCGGCAACGTCTCATTCCGAGTATCTTCAATGGCTCAGGTATTATCTCGACTTTTGTGAAAAGTATTCACTGCCCGATTCGAAGTCTGAGCGGGTTCGATTATTCTGTGAAAATTTGAGAGACAAAAATCAGACACCGGAAAAGCAAAATCGTGCGGCCCACGCAGTATCGCTATATCTTGCGATGCTGAAACATGAAGGCCCGTGTGCATCCTCTTGTTGCACCGAAACACTTATACCCGCTCAAGCCAACACTTCGGATTTTGTCCGGGCAGAATCTCCCGCTGAATCTACCATATCTGCATCCACGGCGACACATTCTGTTCCCAAAACAGAACTCGCGCCCACACTTTCACTTCTTCGCACCTCCAACTACATAGAAGCCGGATACGCTGAAAAATCAGACTCCCCTGAGTGGGATGCCGTACTGGAGCGCTTGGCCACAGAGATAAAGGTTCGGCACTACTCCAGAAAGACGTTGAAACGTATGCCAACTGGTCTCGTCAATTCCAAAGGTTTCTTCGGAACAAAGCACCCGATACCTTGTCCTCCGCCGATGTGAAGGACTACCTTACCTTTCTTGCAGTCAAATGTCACGTCGCTGCTTCGACTCAAAATCAGGCCTTCAACTCGCTCCTCTTTTTGTACCGCCATGCCCTCAAAAAGGATTTCGGCATTCTGACCGACGTGCCGCGGGCAAAGAAGTCGCTGTATATACCAATGGTGCTTTCCCGCGAGGAAATTGATGCGATCCTAAATCAGTTGCTCCACCCGTACAGGCTCTTCGTGAGCCTGCTGTTCGGGTGCGGCCTGCGACTATTCGAGTGCCAGCAACTGCGGGTGAGGGATTTTAATTTTGACGTCAACCTGCTCACGGTCCACGGCAAGCTCACATGTATATAA